CAATGTCGTCTATTCTTACATATTTCCTTAGAGCTTCGGAATCAAAAAATTCTTTCATAGTTTTTAGTTTTAGTGATTATTTTCGTAATTAACGTTCTTTAAAAATTCATACAGTTTAAAATTCCATCTGGCATCTTCTAATGCCAAATGAACATTTTCTTGTTTAGGATAATTGTAGAATCCTTCTAAAATTTCCTTTCTATCGGTAGATATTTTCATAGTTACTAACTTACTACCTAATACATCTGTTACATCGTTTAAATTTTTAATACAACGTTCCTTTTCTTTGTTATTTTGAAAACAATAGCCATCTTCTGTTAAATCATCGAAAAACCAAACTTTATCCAAGTCCAAATTTTCTGCTGTTTCATCAAACATTTGTTTTAAATCCCTACAATACATTGGAAAATACTTAGGTAAGTTAATCATTTTGCCATATAATTGAGAAAGAACTACCCAATCATAATCTGCATAGTATCCATAAAACTCCGGAAAATAATAATCCATATTTTTTAATAGAGTTTCCATTCTTGATATGTATTCCATATCAGAATTATCTAATACATAAGGAGTACCAAAAATGCCCAATACATCCTCAAAAGCAATGAATCTTTTTATTTCCTTTGCAATTTCCTCTTTTGTTTTACCATATTTCTTAATTAATCTCTTGAAATTTCTTAAACTATTGTGAAAAGATTTATTGTCTTGTTTAGATAACTCTATATGTATAGGATGTAGGACATTATCTCTTAACCAATAATCCTTGTTTCCTTCTTCGTCTAATTGATAACTGTACCAAGCATCTTCTACATCGAATTCTTTTGAAATAGCATAATAATTAGCTCCTGTTTCTCGTACAATAGCAATAGATATTAAATCTATTGTGGGGATAGGCTTACCTATCTTAATACCTAAAATATTAGGTCGTTTGTGATACTCATGAAATTCCGTATCAATAAAATACTTCATAGGTTTATATTTCTAACGGGTTAATGTTTTTCTGACCTTTAGTCTTTACTTCTACTAATTCATTGTACATATCCTTTCTTAGTTTCTGTAAGTTAGAAAGTATCTCTCTTGTTTGTTTTAATGAATTAGCAATATCAGCAGGCTTGTATACAGGATAACCTGATTTGGTTCTTTCAGATAAATCTACCTGATTTAAAAACTTAATTAGCTCCATAGATGCTTTTAAACTTGAGTTCAATAATCTATATCCTATACTTAAATCATTTAACCAAGTTTCGTAAGTTTCTATAGCTGACTTTACCAATTTATCAGGCTTATAGTCCTCCCCTACTATACTCTCTAAAATAAATTGGTGTCTTTCCTCTTTATCCAAATCTTTAAAAGGATTAGACTCATAAGGAGAAACCATAAATTCTATATAAGAGAAATCTCTCATGGCTTTCCCTTTCTTACTGTGTTTGTCCCTCTTCCAAATGCTTTTGAAGGGTTCTATTAGTAAAATATCTTCTGTTGGCTTCACAGAACCATCCTCTATCCGGAATATCTTTACCATCTCTTTTATACTTTTTATATTGTTGACAAAATTTAATTACCCTAGGGTATAAGTTAACATAAGTATGCCTGTAATAATAACTCTCTCTTATTAATGTAGGCAGTAAATAGCTCATATTATCCTCAAAAAAAGCATCATTTATATTTCCCTTTTCCCACCTTATAATATTAGCCTTCGCGTAATCTAAAACCTTGAAGTTCCTTCTTATAAAACTACCTAAATACTGTAGCCTTATATCAGGTAAATTTTCGTGTTTCATGAACTTTCTTACTCCATAATAAATAGTATTCACTATATCTTCTATTTCTTTTAATGAATAACCTTTATCACGTCCTATCTCTAAATAGTATTTTCTAACTAATTCTTTTGTAGTCATCATTGATTATTTTAAATGCGTAAGACTGTTCTTGGCTATCAGGAAATAAATAAGGTCTTATTATTTCATCGTTCTCTATACGAACAATATATCCCTTATCTCTTAAAGAACGTAAATGATTGCCCAATACACCATGACTGATGTTCAAATTATTTCTTACAATCTTTCTTCCTTGTGTTTTTAATCTTATTATCTCGGGAAGACGTAAAAATTCTGCTAAAATAACAATCTCTGTTTCCGATAACTTGACGGGAAGGAAATTGTTGATAATACTTAGGTGTAATTGGTAAAATTCTCTCTCGGTTAAGTTTACTTGCTTAGTAATCATTTTTTTTATTGCAAATATAAGAATAAAATTTAAAGTTTACAATGTGGATGTTAAATGTTGGTGTTTGTGTGAGTGTATATGAAAAAGCCCCCGCCTCTTTTTTAAAATCCGAAAGTATCCCCCCCCCATGACAAAAACACAACCATAAGAACTAGTAACTTAACCTAATGTCGACACAGGAACATAGTTTCCTGTCCATAGCAGATTTTAAGTCTGCTATAGGAACGAATAAGCTTGTTATCAAGCATATTCGTCCCAAGGACGGGAAAGATTATGTTGCTGTGATAGACGACAAAGACGAAATAGTAGGATTTGCGAATCCTGCTATTGACTGGACTAACATTAGTCCAGACAAACTCGTCGTTGTTGTCTATCATGACGTTGACGAAGATGGTAATTCAACAGAGAATTACTATCTGACTCTTCGTCGTGATGTCCTTGCAGTATTGTAAGGTAATCACAGCGACATGACCCTTGGTGTTGGGGGATATACGACACAAAATCCCATGCTGCTATAGCGTGGTCTGTGTGAGCAGGGTTGAAGTCACTAAAAGGCTTTCCGCAGCATCTCACAATACAGACCACGCAGGGAATTCTCTGTTATGGCTTTGTATCTTTTTTGAAGACCACCATAAGAACTAATTACAAAGTCTAATGCTGTTTACAATTGTATTCGGCTTTGTTGCTATGGCAGGTTTTGCTGCCATAACAGCAATATTGCAAGGTGAAGAATAGTAACCTTGCAACATATCCGACTAGGGGTAGCTAGTTTCGGATATGGCCAACGGCATTGGCGCAAATCTACCCATTAGCCTAAAGGCAGCGCCCTTCTTATCCTGCAAGAAGTAAAATAAAGCAGGTTTCCCGTGAGTCTAGCACTCTTGACGGGAGTAAATAAAAAGTATTAGAGTGCCTTCCGCCAGGAAGTAAAAAGGGTTGTAGAGTTGGCTGCTCTACGTAAAATTATGCTCCTGTCACAGTAACCTATACTCTACTGTGATTAACAGGTAATCATAGGTTGTCCTAAAGCATGGCCTTGGACGTAAAACATAGGCTTTTTTTAATAACCGTAACCACTAACGGTATATAAATAAGTGGTTCAGCTACGTGCTTTGTCCTCTTTCTGGTAGCTGGTAAAATATAGGTTAAAGGGGTCGTAGTAGGTTGTCCTTTTCCTGCTACATAAAAGAAGGAAAAAGGTCGTGTTCAGGTGATTCCCAGCCTGACACGTAAAAGATAGAAATGGGATACAAGGCAGAGAAGTGAAATAGCGACTCTGCCTTGTTTTTCTTTATAAAAAAATTAAAAAACAATATTATGACAGGAAAAGAAATCCTTGAAACCCTTATTTCTAAGGGTTTCAAAATTTCAGGAGATGTAGCAATATCTCCTGAAGACAAATTTCGCATTCACCTCGAAAGAGGTGAGTGTGGAATAAGACCATACATGTTTAAGATTAAAAGAGGCGTAAAAATAAGAATTTACGCCTCTACAGATACCGTAAACTGGTTAGACGTTCTTATGGAATACGTCTAACCATATGTTATTCCCCACACAGTACGGCGCTATATAAATACGCTGTATGGGGACTATAAGCGCCAGTATAACATCCCACAGATACACAGCGAGGATTGTAATCACAATCTGATGACCTGTGTTGATGGACAGCCAATGGAAAGTAGGTTCAACTCCTACCTGCGGGACCATAAAGCCCCTTAATCGGGGAAGTCCTACACAGAAAAACTATCAGCCCAAGAGGTAGATAGTCACTGCTGTGTAGGTCGTTTTTTTATACGGTTTTCTTTCTTTTTTATTTCACCATAAGAACTAATAACTAAATTAAAGTTATACCCATGTTCCCGGGTATCAAAATTCATTGTTTCGCAGACAATGAAGCCTATTTTAGGCATAGGGAAAACACGGTAGAAGTGGAGATGTGCTTACATCAAGAGCTTCTACTAAGCCGTGGGGAGGACAAAAGCTTTAGCGAGCTACAAATCTCCCAGTGTTGATAGTAAAGAGTTACTGCGCTAACAGTAACGTGGTTGCTATCAAAATAAGAGTTTTATCACTTTCTCTTATAATGCGAATTATCTCACCCCAGAAAAATGGTCTGGGTTAAAAAAGTGAACTTCCGAATAGGGAAGGGTTTAGCTACAACGGGTAATACTGTTGTAGTCCCGAAAGGGTGCTATTGGATTCTGTCCCAGCAGATGAAAATAGTAATGTGAATTCTAGGGTCTTGCGCAAGCTACTAGAAGGAGCATAGAACCTATCGGAAGTAATGAGGTTGGCAACCTACCAAATTGCCTTAACCTAAGTGGTGAAGGGACTTACCATCCCGTTGGCAGCCTTCTTCAGTGAATCTGATTGAAGTATCACCACATGCGAGTTGAGACCTTGTCATAAAACTCGCTTAAGGAATCGCCTCTATGGCGGTTCCTTATTTTTTATAATACCAACATAAGAACTAATTGCTAAGTTTAAGTTTTAAACTTTAAAATTTATCTAACTATGGGTCAAGATATCAAAGTGAGCGCAAGAATGCGCTCACAAAAAAGAGAAATTGCTCTGGAGGTGGACTCCAGAGCACATTCCGCTATTGAAAGTAGCGGAATTAAATTCAAGGAAGGCATCGAAAATGCCTTCTGCGAATTCTCTAGGAATTTCCCTGGAGAGGAATTTGCAGTAGAAACTGCAAGTTCAAAAGATTTCGAGCCTGACTATGAATTTAAGGCTCGATTAAAAAACGGAGAATATTTTAATATTCTCCAAAATTACACCCCAAGCGATGCATGGGATGATGAAAAAGAAGGTGACGAAATCACCTTTGAATATTTGAACGCGTATGAGTTTCACAAGAACTCATATATAACAATGTTCAAATATAAAAATTCAGACCTAATTTATTACTCAGGTCTGAGTAAAAATGAAGTTAAACTCCTTATGGAGTTACTTCAACAGGAATTTTCGCTTGATTATGTAACGTCAAACGAAATAAACCAAGTATTAGTCAAAGATACTTGGGAAAAATTTTCTTCGCTACCAACAGAAGTTCAACAAATGTTAGGAGTGAAATACGAATTTGTTCTGGAAGAAATTCCAGAACAAATAAGAAGAGTATTAAATACTCTTCCTTACTATCTGGGAGGAGAACCAGATAATAAGAAATATTTCGGTATTGATAAAAAAATCGTAGCCGAAATAGAAAATAAAAAAATAGACGCAAATAAATTTTGCATCTATTCAAAAAACGGAGAGAAGTACATCTTCTGCTCCGACGAGTATTATCCCAAGCTTGCTTATGCAGTCGCTTGGGGAGTTATTGACTTATCAGAGTATAAGTACTCTGACAAAAATGAATTCTTCCAGCAAAAATATGAAAAGTGGCTGGAAGAAAACAATTACTCGCGTATGAGAGAATACGCAGGAATAGGATGTAGAAAAATCGAATACTTCAATCTCTACATCTAATTCGATAAAACCGTATTATACATATTATATATATAATACGGTTTTATTTTCTTTTGAACTACCATAAGAACTAATAACGAAAGCAAAGTTAAAAATTTTAAAACTAGCTAAAATGAAAAAAGTTATCGTATCTCCGGGAAATATCCCGGGGATTAAACACATCTATGAAACTGAGACTTCTTATGAAGTCTCAAAGAGTTTTGACCGCTGGCAATTGAAAGTCAGCACAAAGGTCAAAGCTAAATGGGTTCGTAAAAACGAATCCAAAGTTTCAGACTTGTTCTCAGGTAATTCTGAGGGCAAACTCGGAAACAAAGACGAATACGTCTACAACTCCTGGAGACCGTTGTCTCCAGAGATAGGCAAGAAACTTGACTCGAAGGAGATTACTCCTGAGAAAATAGTCGAGCTTGCTGAAAAAGACGAGTTGATGACACTTATGGTGATTTCTCACAAAGGAATTATCATGACAGTTAAAGACAAAGCTCGTCTTAACTATGCCAAACGTGAATCTCCCGAAGCTTATCAGGAAGCTATCGAGGAGATTAACAAGAACCAATACTTCGAAGTAGTTGACGAAACTACTGGCGAGGTCAGAAGTTCTTGGTCTACTAAAGTAGTTGCTTCTGCTAAGAAGTACTCTACTGGCCTTGCAGAAGCCTTTGGCGTTGAGGTTTTCGAAAAGAAATGGGTAACTTCTACTTCAGGTATCAAAGTATACCTGAGTGACGAATTTCCTCATGTGCTCTCTCTTGAGAAAACTGAGGAAAGTCATAAGAAAGAACTCGATTTGCAACCTGACTCAGGTGACGAACTCGGGTTCTAAAGGAAATTAGGGGTATTTTGACGTAGAATAGAGTCGTGTACTCTTGTCAGAATACCCCTTCTCCTCCTACTCCCAACTCAAAAAATCACAACAAAAGACTTTCATGTCTTTTAATATAGCGTTATTGCTTCGTGATTTTTTTTGAGTTACAACTTCTTCTTCGAAGAAGGTAATTCTTGAATGAGAAATTTTATCAAAATAAAATATTTGAAATGCAATTTATAATCATAGAAACAATAGAACACCCTGACAAACACAAGACCGTTTATTACGGTCCTTATAAAAGTCGGGATAGAGCAAAATATATCAGGAATCAATTAAAGGAAAAAATTGAGTTTCCTGATTATCATCTACTAGTAAATTTGTACACTGGTTTAGATGATTTGGTAATGCTCTGGGAGAACAAATACAATCCCAGTGTCAAGGCTACTGTAAAATACAGCATTGAAGAACTAAAAAAGGCAAATTATGACACCTAAAGCGGTGTAAAAACAGTTTTTCAATATAAAGCGTCTTCGACGCTGAAAAACTTCTTGAAGTTTTTACAAGAACGAATTTTTTAGGAGAAATGTTGCATAAAATCTCCTAAAGAATGTTAAAAGATATTAAACCCTGAAACATGGGTTAGGAGTACCGTTTTATCTCATAAACCTGTGTCCACTCGGTACTCCTTATAAACTGAAACTCAAAAATTAAACTAATATGACCTTTAAAACATTTAGTGAAAAGATTGCAGAACATTTCAAAAGAAATATGTTAGGCAAACATCTTTTCAAATCTACGATTACAGGTTCCGAAGTATGGGATATGTACTTAGAGAACCTAAAAGAAGACCCGGTATTCAGGGACCCACAATCTTCGACACATAATTGTAATCATTGTCATAACTTCATCAGAAGGTTTGGCAACATTGTCGCAATAGATGATGATTACAATGTAATTACTCTCTTCGACATAGAAGCAGAAGGTAATTATGAAAAGGTAGCTAAACAAATCTCTCTTACTCTCAGAAATGCTGAAATAGGAGATGTATTTGCTGAGAACAGCTCTCTTATTGATATTGAAGAAAGAGATATTTGCACTTTAGGTATACCTAAAAACGTAAAAAGGTACACTAAAGAAGAAGCTGAATTGTACGGAGTAATAAAACCTAATGAGACTCGTACATTCTACCATTTCCATATTCATTTGCCTAAAGCTCATTATAGTTATCGTTCTGATAATGATAAAGACAGCTTTGTAGGTGAACACAGAACTTCTTATGAAGTTTTACATAGAGCAGTAACAGAGATTTCTCCTGACACTGTAAATTTGGTAGAAGACCTCATCACTTCAGATGCTGTCCTGAACACAAGAAGTAAACTCCAAGATTTGAGAGAATTTGCTTCAGTTCAGAATAAATACTTTGAGCTTTACACACAAGACCCAAGTAAAGCAAGAGCTATGTTAAAAGTTGTCGCTTTTGATAATTATAATATAGCCAGATTCAGAAACACTTTGCTTGGAACTTTATTGGTAGAGTTGTCAGAAGGGAAAGAGCTTAACGAAGCTGTTAAACAGTATAACATGAGAATAGACCCTGCAAATTACATGAGGGCAAAACCTGTTATTACTAAAAAACAAATAGAAGAAGCTAAGAGATTTATTGAAGAAAACAACTATGAAGATAGTCTTAATCGTCGTCATGCTAATATTGACGATATAAAGACAAATCTTATTCTTCATATCAATGATGAATCCCAGGACTTAAGAAGAGTCTCTTTATTAGACACATTGGAACCTAATAAAGCTACACGTCACAAAAGAGCTAAGTTTGATGAAGTTATGGAAGTTTCAATAGAAACTTTCATGAAAGATATACTTCCTAAGACTTCACGTCTTGAAGTTTATCTTGAGAATAAATACGAAAAGAATTTCGTTAATCTCATAGCTCCTATAAAGGAAGACAGCAAACCAATTTTTAAATGGGATAATAATTTCTCGTGGACTTACAACGGTAATCTCACCGGAGTAAGTAAAATAAAAGAAGCTGTAAAATCAAGAGGCGGTAATGTTGATGCTGATGTAAGATTCAGTATCCATTGGGCAGATAATGTCAATGACAACAGTGATTTGGATGCTCATTGCACTACTCCTGAGAATGTAGAAATTTACTATAGCAATACCAAAGACTCCAAAACCAGGGGTTTCCTCGATATTGATATTATTAATCCTAGCGATTATAATCATCAAAATATCGTAGAAAATATTGCTTTTCCCAGACTGCAAGACATGATTGATGGTACCTATGTTTTTAGGGTACACAATTACACCAATCGCGGTTCATTGGGATTTACAGCAGAAATCGAAATCCTTGGTGACATCTACAAATATAAATATTCGCAACCCCTTAAACAAGGAGAATATGTTGTAGTAGCTTCCATTCAAGTGAAGAATGGAAATGTAACTATACAACATTTGTTGCCTGAATTCAACACCTCTAAAAAGATTTACAATTTAGACTCTGGTAAGTTTCATAAAGTAAATCTTGTTTGTCTTTCTCCAAATTATTGGAATAAAGAGGTAGGAATAAAACATTATTTCTTCTTCCTTGAAGGAGCAAAGACAGACCAAAAGATAAGAGGATTTCACAACGAATTTTTACTTCCGGAACTCAGAAAACACAAAAGAGTAATGGAAGTTCTTGCAAATACTCTTTTAGTAGAACCTACCGATAAACAATTAGCAGGTGTAGGCTTTACTGAAGGTTCTAAGGAGACTTTAACTGTAAAGGTTAAAGGTACTCACGAGAGAATAATCAAAATAAAATTCTAATAAAATGGCAGATTACAAAAAAGCAACACGCTTGAAACTGCGTTTCTCAACAGTCTACGGAGAAATTTCCGTAGAAAAACTGTGGGATTTGGATGTTGAAGAACTCGACACCCTTGCAGTAGAACTCGATGAAGAACTTGATAAAGAACCTCGTCGTTCTTATATCAAGACCCAGAGTGAGAAAAATTCTATTCTTACTTTGAAAAGAGACATCGTAGTAGATGTTCTCAAGACCTTGCTTCATGAGCAAGAAGAAGCTCGCAATAAAGCTTTGCGCGAAGCAAAGAAACAACGTATTGCAGAGCTTATTGAAAAGAAAAAAGAACAAGAACTTGAGTCTCTTTCGCTGGAAGAACTCAAAAGAATGTTGGAGGAATAAATATGGTACTCGCATTATTAGGAACGCTAGTGCTCTTTGGAGCAATAGCATTCGGGACATATCCCGATGAGTCCTTCATAGTAATAGTAGGACAAGCCTTCGGGGGACTTTTTCTTCTTACAGCTATGTTCGTTGTTATAGTAATTATAGATGTAAGTAAAGAAAAACTACGTAAACTTGGTAACCAAATTCTAATATTAGCCATACCAATCTCTTTATGGTTAATGTTTTTGAATTATTTACCGGTTGAATTATTTTGGATTTCACTTGCTATTTTAGCAATAACTTTGTTAATAGCAATGTTGATGCCTGTAAGAAAATCTTAATATATTTAAGGGGTTATATTTAATATATAGCCCCTTTTCTCACTTATGGTATAAAGATAAGTTCGATTCTTATCAGTGAGCTAAATTTAAACTCAAAATCATGAATAAATTAGAATTTTACGATGATGTTTTTGAAGAATATTCAGATAGTTACGTTGCTTGTAGCGAAAATGATTATTCTGAAGATACAAAAACACTATCGAAAAAAGCTTTTAAAAAAGCTATCGCTAAAGTCTTTCCTAATGTCGAAATAGGAAATCTCGATGAGTTATTTTTCGAAAATGCTGATGAAATCAACCTTTGTAACGGAGAAAGATTGATGACTAAAAGATATTTTTTCAAGGTTCTTGGAGAAATAGAAAAATTTGTCTAATTTTCGCCATTATAAATTAAAAACTAAAACAATGGAATTTCGTATTTATCAAGACACTGAGTACTTAAACGGAAAGAAAGATTCTATTTTATTTGACAAGATAGAAGCTAAAAATATTGATGATGCAATTCGTCAATTAAAAAACCGTTATAAGATAAAAGTAAAGAAAATTCACCCGCGTCAAGGGAAAGCCGAATTTGATATTCTTCAGATTCAGTACTTAGGTGATAATTTCAGAATCCAAAGAATATGAAAATAAGCAAATTAAGACGAAAACTAAAGAAAAAAGAATACGTTGAATTCTTACTAGACCAATATATTGCTGAAAGCGAACACTGGTATAGATTTTACGAATTTGAATGTAGTTCTTTTTTTAAAGGGTATTCGGCAGCCCTTGCTAATACAAGAATTTACAATCTAAAAGCTCCAAGAGTAGATAGACATGTAGAATTCTTGTCCAAGTTACTAGAAGAACTTTAAATTGTCGGACCTGTAGCTCAACAGGTTAGAGCACTACACTGATAATGTAGAGGTTCTAAGTTCAAATCTTAGCAGGTCCACGAACATTCTCCAAAACCCTCTCGTGGATTTATTATACTAGATAATATCTTTATGTCTTTAAGCGAGTTTTGAGAGGGTCTCGCTTTTTTTTATGGTAGGGTGACGAAATGGTAGACGTAACCTTGGGATAGCATCCCAACCCTTACAGCGGGAAAGAGGTGCTGTTGCAAGCATTATGCGATGCATGCTAAACTTAATGCTGAAGTACAGGTTCGAATCCTGTCCCTACCACCTTCTGTTATAGCAAGTGATAGAAGCTACCTCTTGATTTTGGTAGAAGTCCAAAATTCCCAAAAACCTCCCACAATCGTTTTGGTGTAAAAGAACAAATAAGACGAGTTTCGGGAGGTTCTCGTCTTTCTTTTTAACTAAAAAAATAAAAATATGATAAAGGTAATTCAAAATCAGCCGGAGACACTTATAGAGTGTTCTTTCGATGAAAATACTTCTATAATCGATAGATTAGCAGAAGTAGAAGAAATGTTTAAGAAAACAGATTTCTTGGCATTTCATGCAAAAAGAGTAGAAGTCTATTGCTCTTGTCCTTATGTTTCTCAAGTAATAATGAGAACAATAAGGTACATTGCTAAAGAGTACTACTATTCTGATACTAAAAACAAATTAATAAAACTATAAAAAGATACCGAAATAAGGTACTATAATAAAGATATATGGGATATTTGCGGAGTGATAGCAATGGTAGCTTGCGAGTCTCATAAGCTCGAGGTTCCAGGTTCGAGTCCTGGCTCCGCAACTTTATTCCGTAGGCATGAAAGAAGTAGTGACCTACGAAGAGTGTGTTTAACGGTTGCCCACGGTTCACACTTAAATAAAAAACTAATACTGAACACGGGATGGGCTCCGTGTTCCTTATTGGCCAGAATAAAACTAAGGAGAGTGGCGGAATTGGTAGACGCTCTGCCCAATGACACATTTTGTGTGCAATCTGTAAATATATGGGTATAGATATTTGCTGGTTCGAATCCAGTCTCTCCTCTAATTTTAAAACTAAATTTTATGGAAATCACAAACGAATTACAGAATTTAATATCTAAACTAATTTCAGAGTTTGATAAAAAGAACTATGATTTATACATAGAAATAGTAGATGAAAGAGAAGGAATATATACTATCAATTATAAGATAGTTGATAGATTACTTTCCTTCGAATACGTAGGTACCTTTCACTGTACTGAAGATGAATTACGTACAAAGTTAAATGGCACCTTAAGTCAAATAGAGTCGCTATGAAGTACTTAGTAGTTAAAATAGAAGACGATACCTTATTCTTCCTTGCAGATATTGTTTACAAGGAAATTTGGACAAGGTATTACAGTTACAGCATAAAATTCGTAAACAAAGAACAAGCAGAAGATTATGCTAAGAAACTTGATGGTTTCGTGATTAAAACTACCACCCACAAGCCACGTTCTTGGTAACAGAGAATAGTGGTTTTATTCATAGATTAAACCGGAAGAAATTCCGGTTTATATATACATTAACTTTAAAAGAAAATTATTTATGGAAACATTAGAACAAAAATTTACAGAAGTAGTAAAAGACAAAGAAATTAAATATCAAGAATACACCGAAGATGAGATTAGACTCAGCGACATCTTCAATGATGAAAGTATAGACGATAAGTTTGAAATTGTCTATATCGACACTGACGTCGAGGTAGTATATGAGGGAAGACATTATTCGACTGCAATTTACTTTTTTAAATTGATAGATAAAGAAACAAAAGAAGAAACAACTATCGGAATAGAACTAGTACATAGAATCTATTCTGAAATGATGGGAATTAAAGATTGTTACCATAAACCAAAATTGTTCTTCATAGAGAAGAAAGAGGTAATTAGTTATACATACGACTATAAACCAATAAAATAACAGCGAGCTCAGGTGGTGAAATTGGCAGACACGCAGGACTTAAAATCCTGTAGGTAGTAATACCTGTGAGGGTTCAAGTCCCTCTCTGAGCACTAATTTTTAAATAGAAATTATTATGGCCTCAGAAAAGAAAAAGAAAAAGTTAAAAAATGCTCATCTTGCAAAAGGAGCATTAAAGGTAAAGAAAGTTCGTTGTAAACGACTTCTCTTTTATACATCCTCTCAAAGATTAGAGGAAAAGAGAAATCTAAGAAAACTTATAAACCGGATAAAATGATAATTATTGTAATACTAATATTCGTATGTTACTATATCATAGTGGCATACATAGCGATGAGAAAAGAACAAAAAGATTTCTGTTGGAGGTACTGTATTCTTAAGCGTTATTTCGATAGCGGAGAATGGAGTATGTCAAAAAAAGAAGAAAAACGCGCTAAAAAGTGTAAATGCCCTAAAAATAAAGAAAATGAAATTTAAAATAGAATTCTTAGACAACAATGGTTCTGAAAATAGATGGAAAATAATAATATATCCAAATGATGAAAAACTCAAAAGAAGATTATCAAAAAAAATGGAAGAATCTTTACCTAATTCTACTATTATAACAGAAGAAGGTATAATTTTTATCGCACCTGTAGATGTTAAAATGAATAACATCTCAAATTTCATAAAGAGACAACAACCTATCTTAGAAGAATGGTTAGCTGACAATGTTGATAAATACTTTTTGACTATCAATTCTTTGTTAGAATTAGAAATTATCTGTGAAACAGGACCTTTGAAAGCTTATATTAGACTTAATAATTTTGAAAAATTAGAAGTAACTATAGGTTATACATTCGAGGAACTTATATCAACACCGATTGTTCACGATGATGAAAATATCAAAGTTAGTAGTAATTGGTTTGTAAATAAAGTTATTAATCAAGGAAATTTAACATACGAAAATGCAATTGGTGATTATATAATAATTTACAAAGATGATGAAATAAAATACAAAGAAATACATTCTACCTTAGAATTGTTACTATTAAAATCAGTAGAATCAGGTATTAACATAGATTCTATTAACTACATCTTTGAAAACGGAAAAGAAATAAACATCACTACCATAAACGGTTATGAGAAATTAAGAGCTTCTGGAAATCCGCAAGAGTGAAGGAAGTAGCTACTTGCGAAGGAGGAGTTTTACAGTAGCCCAGCTGGTTCTCCTCATCGTGAAAACAAAAACTTATATTGAGAGCATGGGACGGGCTCCATGCTCATTAGCAAATAATAAATTTTATTATATTTGTACCAAATCCAAAAACAATATATATGGTACTATTAATCATTCTTTTGGGATTTTTCTTCCCGGAAGAAGAAATAACAATCCTTCCTGTTGAAAATATCAATTTTGAATATACAATAAGAGAATCGAATTTTGTACATACAAATGACTCTCTTATAATTAAAACAGCAAAAAACATTGGTATAGAACCGGATTATCTATATAAAGTAATTATGATAGAGAGTTCGGGTAGAACTACAGCTTATAATAAATACACAGGAGCTGTAGGACTAATACAATTTATCCCTAGTACATACAAAGCTTGGGGATTAACAGGTGAGGAGATTCTTTCTATGAGTAAAAGAGAACAACTCAAACTTGTAGAGAGATATTTTAAAGGTTTCAAAAATCTGAAATCCTTTACAGATGTTTATCTAGCAGTATTTTATCCTGCTGCAATAGGTAAACCCAATGATTATATTCTAGGTTCTGAAAAGTCAGAGAATTTAAGTCTTAAGATTGCTCGTAAAAATAGAGCACTGGATTTAAACAAAGATGGCTATATAACTAAAGACGAAATCAAAAAAACAATACTATGAAGAATTTAGGGGTATTATATCCTAAACAATTTATAGAGACGTATGGAGAAGATATACGTCCTATAAAGAGCTGGAAATTCTTCTCTCGTCAATTTGACAGAGATGAAGACAAAGTGTTAGTCTATCTGTACAGCACAGATAGCTTGCATATTATTGAAAAACGTGCTGATTGGGAACATATATGCAGAATGTATGATTCTGATATGTTCATAGTAAGAAAAATAGAAAACTCAGTATTAATATCGGCAGCTTATGAAAATTAAAAAAGAAACTGTTGGAATTATCCTATTAGTAATACTAGCTATACAAACTTTGTTTTGGTGTATTTTAATAGGATATCACTATGCACCTATGGATGAAGGACTTATAAAATATATCCTATTTGCAATAGGATATAGTCTGGTGTACTTAATATTGTTGTTGTCCAATCTAACAATAATACACGAAGGACTTTCCATAGAATCCGTACTCTTAGAACTTATAATGCCAACTTTAACAGCTATTGAATTCTATTTAGTAAATGAAAAGTTGATGTTATTTCTAATCTCAGTAGCACTAGCTATGCTACTGGATAAAATTGTAAAATAAGGGAGAGTAGCACAAAGACATAACCGAAAGGGGTCGTGGTAGTGCGCCATAATTACGGTAATACAGGTTCAAGTCCTGTCTCTCCCTCTAAATCTTAAAATTAACACCATGATTGTAAAAAGAAAAGATTACAATAAGCTCTCAGTAGAGTTTATTTGTAACTTCTTTGGTCTTAAAGCCAGAGAAGGAAAAAATCACATCTTCTTTTCAAAAGGAGATAAAATCGTAGCCTCTATATCTAAAAAATATAGAGATGACAAATTCTACTTAAATGAGAAAATGGAGGAAATATGGGAACGAGGCAAGAGCAGATAATTTATCTGTTCAATAGATACAAAGAAAAATACCCTAAACGTAAAGGTTTATGGATGCAAATCGAGGATGAAGGTGTCTTCGTTCTTGTATATCTAAAAGAAAAAACTTTGAACTACTATTGGTCTTACGAAAGACTAAATTGGTGGTTCCATAAAATAACAGAAAATGAAAATCAACATCAAAGTGATGGTATATCGCGACAATAAACTTGTCGGATATGCTGAAGGTAATGAAGAGTCTATCGTTATAAGCAGGCTCTTCAAAAACGTCCCTCAAATCATGCATCCTTTAAAGGATTATTTCGGAGGACGTAGAATTGACCTTTTAGACTTAGTAAATTTCAAAGATTACGGTATCTCTTTCGATGTCGAATATGCAGATACTAGGTCTAGAAAGGAAAAGATTCAAGCCAAAGTTGACAGACTTTTTGGCTAAGAGACAAGGGGTGAGAGTTGTATTCTTTACGGCTCTCGCTCTTATTTCAGTTAAACCATAAAAAGAAAGAACATGATAGAGTTGTACAAAGTGATGGACGAACATGATTGTCCCCCTATTTTAGTTTTAAGCATGATTTATATATACAAAAAAGAGAAGAAAAACTTAAAAGATTTGTTATTATATTGGAAATCAAATGGTTTAAGTTTTAATCATACTTATAAACCTATAGACAATAATACTTTGAAAAAATTTTTCTCAATGAGAGAAATTAAAATTATCAATTACATTACAGAAGCAATTATCAAGTATAATACCGATTATCTAGCTCTTGCGATAGTAAACGTGGAACAATTAAACTATTAACATGATTAATGCGATATTTTTCGATATAGAAGTATTTGTAAATATGTTCTATATCCACTTCAAAGTAAATGACAAAGATTACGGATTTGAAATTTCTTTCCGCAAAGATGATAGGGAAGAATTAAAAGTTTTCTTACGTGAATACAAAGACTGGTATTTTGTAGGATTTAATGTCCTCAGATACGATGGAAAGATTCTGACTTTTCTGATTCAAAATCTTAAATTAGATAAAGAAGAGCTATTACCATTACTTAAGCGGGTATCAGACCAAATTATTAACGAAGATGAACGTTATTACGAAAGTAAATATTTTCAATATCTTGATTTAGCCGAGATAGGTGGTTATAATACTAGAGCCAGACACGCTTCTTTGAAGCAGATAGAGTTTAATATGAGATTACCCAATATTGAACTTACACCGGTAGATTTTAATGCTCCTGTCAAAAACGATAAAGAAGCCGATGAAGTAATCAAATACTGTAAATATGATGTATTTGCTACTGCTAAGCTATATGAGGAGATGACAGATGTTATTAGAATACGATTAGACGATACCTATCCCGGAATATTAAATTTACCTGATACCAAATTAGGTGAAACAATTATGCAATACGAACTAGGTCTTTCTTCTTTATATGTAGACAGGAATGAATTCGACTGGGTAGAAATAAAAGATATTATCTATCCTTATATTAAATTCGATATTCCTGCCTTTAACGAATTAAAAAGGTACCTAAGCTCCAAGAAAATTAAAACACCTAAAGGATTTTTCAGCCTTATTCCTAAACATGAATTAGGTGACCTAATTTATTATATGGATACAACAATGAAAAAAGGGTCCATAAAAAAATTAAATGTGATTTTTAACGGACTAACTTATTACATTGGAGCAGGAGGTATTCATGCCTCTAGAAAAGGCATTTTTATAGCTAATAAAAAAAGAAAAATTGTTGACATAGATGTTTCATCTTATTATCCGTTTAACATTATAAATAATCACTTAATTCCAAAATTAGTAGGCGAAGAATTGACAAAACAAGGTAAAGAACCGGAGTATTTCTTAGAGAAATATGTTTCATTCTATAAAAGAAGAAAATTATACAAAAAGCCTCATCCTCTAAACACTTTATTTAAGCTTGCTCTAAATATTATATTTGGTAAAAGCTTACAACCGGTCTCTATCTTTGGTGATTTAGAGTTAGGCATGAGTGTAACTATTAACGGACAACTTCTTCTTTTAATGCTCATAGAATGGTTACATGAGAACGTACCTGATTTAACTATTATCCAAGCTAATACTGACGGTATCACTCTGGAAACAGATGTTGATTATGAAGAAAAGATAAAGGATATAGTTAAGGAATGGGAGAATATTACCGGTTTTAATATGGAATTTGCTTACTATGAAAAAATGGTAATAGCTAACGTAAACAATTATATCGCATTATACACAGATGGTAAAATTAAGTCTAAGGGTTCAATGTTCGCTTATAAAGACCTCGAACATTATAAAGACCACAGTGAATTAATAATTCCAAAAGCATTAGAGGCTTATTTCGTGAAAGGTCTTGATTATCGCAGTTTTATAAGAGAACATGATGACCTTTATGATTTTTTTAAGAAAGTTAGAACAAATAAAGGGTCACGTCTTGTATATCGTACGGAAAATTTAATTAATTTTGAACAAGAATTACCCCCTTTGGTAAGGTACTTAGTTACTAAAAAAGGAGGTAAATTAGTAAAAATTCTTCCTCCTCTGGAAGGTAAGACAGAAGAGAGAGAAGAAGAAGTTGAAGCAGGAAAAAAGGTTACTTTGTTTAACATTGTACCTGATAATCCAACTAAATACTTAAAGTATATTGATTATAAATACTATATTGACAAGTGTAGTAAAATTATCGCAGAGCTAGAACAATAAACATAAACCTTTAAATTTTTACATTATGAACAACACACAGAGAGTGACAAAATTACTCGCAATTTTGAAAACTAAAAGAGCAGAAGTTAAAAAGCTCAAAGAGATGAAGTATCATACTCCCGGTAACTTTATGCTCAATTGGAAAGGTAATGTCTACAGTGTTGATTTCCGCAATGCAGACATGGTTACAATGAAGACTTCTATTGTACCTTTGTTACTGGAAATCAAGAACACTAACAATTTTCTAGAAGATTCTTCTTTGAAAACAATGAAAATCGGCGATTTTACAGTAGATGAAGTTCTTGAAGATTGCAAAGTTTTCATCTTGAAGACTGAACTTCCTAAGAAAGAAGCAGAACTCAAAGAACTCGAAGCAAAGATTCTTGCATTGTCACCTGATGAATTGAAAGTTGACTACATGCTTGACGAACTCGAAGACGAGTTAAGTGACGAATTAATAAGAGCTGACTTCACGGAAATAGTAAAGGAAGTAGCCAACATGATGAGTCCTTCAAACGACGAAACTGAAGAAGAAGAATAAAATGAAATTTAAGAGGAACTTCGGTTCCTCTTTTTAAACTTTCAATAATGAACAGAGAGAATGAGCAAAAAAAAGCATTACAATCTTTAATATCACATTATGAGAATGGTCATAAAGCAGCTTTAGTAAAAGCCGTCATGAGATTTGGTAAATCTAAAGTTGTACTGGATTTTGTTAACGAAACTGATTTTGAAAGAGTACTAATATTAGTACCATCGCGAGCATTGTTAGAAAATTGGGAAAATGAAATAAAAAAGTGGTTAAAGAGAGATGTTTTTATTGCAACAGAAACTCTCCAATCAGCACACAAACTTCAAGGAAATTGGGATTTGATTATCTTAGATGAAATTCATAATCTTACTTCCTTGAAGTTTAGTATCTTAGAGGATTTCTTTCGAGAAGCCAGATTTCTAATAGGAATTACAGCAACATTACCCAGAGACTATGACAAGCTGGCTATATTACAGCATTTAGGATTTAAGCTTGTATATGATTTGACTATCGAGGATGCTATTGATAAACAAATTGTAAATCAGTTTAATGTTAAAGTGATAGCATCACCGTTAGACAAGACTAAGAATATCGAAAGACGAACTAGAAAAGGACATACTTTTTATACTTCAGAAGAACTTTCTTACGCATATTACACTAAGTTATATGCGAATAATCCCATAAAAGAAAACGCCTTAAAAAGAGCTTATTTTCTTTATGGACTAAAAAGTAAAGTAGAAGCTACAAAAAGTCTCTGTGCTTTTCTAGATAAGAACAATCCTGGTAATAGAAAATTGATATTCACAAAGAGAGTTCATATTGCCGATTCAATATGTCGTTATTCTATCTCTTCTAAACAGAAGAGTGAGATTAACCAATTAATACTAAATCGGTTTATTGACGGTTCTATAGATTGTATCAGCACTGTAGAAATGTTAAACGAAGGAGTTACTATTCCTGATATAGATTATATCATAATAGAGTCATTTGATTCTAATATGAATAATCTGTTACAAAGAATAGGACGTTCTTTAGCTTACACAGGAAAGACAATCAATGTGTATATCATTGTAGCAGAAGATACTGTTGAAGAAAAATGGTTAGAGAAAATTCTACCTGATGTTCCGGTATCTTATTATTTATACAGAAAAGTTAGATTCATAACACGACCATGATTATAAATCCAAAAATATACGAAGTTGTAGATAACAACGACGAGGCAATTTTATATTTATTAGCTGTTTATCATAACTTAAAAACCGACTTATTTCGAGGTAATTTACCTACTTATGTAAATTCCTTAGGAATATTTGAAGTTGATGTTACAGCTGATGAATATAACTGGAATATTCCTTTGTATGCCAGTATTGAACTAGGTAAGGATTTTATTGAAGAATATCGCGATATGTTTAAGGCTTTGGACCCTACTAAAGCAGGTGACAGACCTACTATCGTAAAAAAATTTAGAAAATTCTTCAAAGAATATCCTCAGTATACAGAGGAAGATGTGCTTAAAGCAACCAGAATGTATCTTGAAGATTTTATGTATCAAGGTACAGACCCTATGTATCTACAAAATGCTAATTACTTCATCAAAAAAGAGAGAAATCCGGCAGGTTCTAAATTGCTGGTATGGCTAGAGATTTTAAAGGAACAATAAATGGAACGTGAAGTAGTAGAAATATTAGAGAAGACAGAGAAAGGGTTAGATTTTGGGATTAAATCTCTTAATCTCGGATTAAATGGTATTTCACGAGAAACAATATATACAATAGGAGCCAGTCCTAAAGCAGGAAAGACATCTTTTGTCGACTTTAGCTTCTTATTAGTTCCCTACCTTAAGAATTATTTAGGAGAGAATAAGAAAATTAAATGGATATATTTTTCTTATGAGATTAGTCGAGTAAGAAAAATGATGAAACTGGCTCCTTTTTTCTTTAAATATGATTTTCATAAAGATACATTTTTCCACAAAGGAGTTGAATATCCCATTAATAGTAATTATCTTTCTAATAAGATGATTGACCCAGATGAGGAACTAATCACTATCAAAGAAGAAGATAGAAAGATTTTCGAAGAGATATACGAAACAAGATTAGTTCCCTTATTTGGGGAAAAAGTAAATGGAAAATACGTAAGAAAGGGATGCGTGACTGTCTTTGAGAAAGCAACTAATCCTACAGGTATTCGTAATACCTTAATGGATTATGCTGAATATACAGGTACTTTTGAAACAAGTACTTATAAATCTCAAGGTGAAACTAAATCCTACATTACAGGATATAGACCAAATGACCCTGAATTACATACAATTGTCATAATTGACCACATTCGTAAAGTAAAATCAGAAAGAGGATTCGATAATAAACAGATAATAGATAAATTATACGAATATGAAGTAGAACTAAGGAACTTTGCAAAATTTACGTTTGTAAATATTGCACATCTTAATAGGAACCTTAGTTCCATTGACAGAATGAGATTCAACAAAGAAAGACTACATCCTACCGGAGATGATTTTAAAGGTTCCGGTAACCCTATAGAGGAAAGCGATGTGGTTATGACAATGATGAATCCTCTGGATGAGAGATACATGTTGAAAAAACACTACGGTCATGACTTAAGTGAGTACCCTAATTATAGGAGCTTACACATTATCGACTCAAGAGATACTGAACCCTTTGACGTCTTCTTAAATGCAAATTTTAATAATAACATCTTCACAGAAATAAAGGATTAATATGAGAACAAGACAAATTAAAAAAGCAACTCAAATAGAACCGAAGTTGCTGTTAATCTATTCTTTCCAAAAAACAGGAAAGACGGCTTTAGCATCTAAGCTTACTGAACAAACAGATGCTGTAATACTGGATTTTGATGGAGGAGCTAGTTACTTCGATAACAATAGAATTGTTATTGAAGGTAAAACGAATGTAGAGAAGTACAATGACTTCCTCAGAAAAATGAAAGAATTACAACAAGATGTTGAGGAGAATGGTAAATATAAGTTCATTATCATAGACACTTTAACCAGTGTTTATGATACAGTTGCCAATCCGATGGCTATTGCTAAGTACAATAAATCAAGTAAAACAGACCCTGTAGAATTATCCGAAGTTCCGGAAGATGTTCTACCTTACGGTGCCGGTTATTCTTATAAAAAAACAGTAGTTGTTAATTTCATTAATGCCTGTTTGAATTTTGCCGATAATATAATTATCTTTGCTCATATAGGAGATAAATCAGTAAATAAAGAAACAGGCGAACTGGAATTAGCCGACTTAGATTTACCGGGAAAAGCTAAAACTATTATCGCGAAAGATGTAGATAGTATTGGTTTGATGTACAGGAAAAATCCCACAACTAATGTTATCTCCTTTAAACATGCTAATAGTGTATTTGCAGGAAGTAGAAGTACTTATTTAAGAGGTAAAGAAATCATTATCTCTAAATTAAAAGAAGACGGTGAACTAGAAACATTTTGGGAAGAAATATATCCAATAACTTTAAACAAGGAATAATATGTATTCATACACAGAAGATTCATCACAAACACAACAAACAGGATTTGGTTTCGGACTAAATCAAAAATGTTATTTGAAAGAGTTTAAATTGGTTAAAGACCAGAATAACTATGTTCAAATAACAATCGAAAAAGACGGTAATACTCGTAATCAACGTTATTACGAAATTACTAGAGCTTATGGTTCCAACGGAGAAATTATCACAGATAAGAACTCTAAAGAATTTCAACAGGCTCAGTCCCAATTAGCTGCAACTTTGATTCATATTGTCAAAGCTTACATTGACGAGGAAATAATCAAAGAAGCTACTAAAGAAGGTAAAACATTTAAGGATTTTACCGAAACATTGACAAGTTTATTACCTGAGAACTATTCCGAGATACCAGTAGATGTGTTCTTAGAATTTCAAAGTAAAATTAAAAAGGGTCAAAAGAGAACGTATCTTGAGATACCTAGATTTGTCAGTTACGGTAAATTCTTTGTTAAGAACAACGGTAAAGAATATAAAAAGGACATCGTTGAAGATGCTGGCGAATGGGACACTTATTTGCGTTATATCAATGTAGAAGGCGATGAAATGTTAATTCATCCTTTTAAAAGGAGCAAACATTATATGTCTTCTTCAAGAGCTAAGCAGCAAATAATTGATGATACACCTAAAACTGAGAGTTCTCCGGCTCAAGATTCCGACGAATTACCTTTTTAAACGAAAAACTATGTATAGATATACCGAATCCCCAAAGCAGTTAATACTTGAAAATCAAGTATTATTATACTCTTTATTGTTTGAGGTTCCTGAACCGAATAAGTACTATAAATCCCCTTTTAGAATAGATAAAAAACCGGGATGTTATTTTTCTTTATATCGCGGTAAAATATATTTTGTAGATTGGGGAGATACTCCTACTCATCGAGACATCTTTAAATTTACCTCCGATTTTCTACAACTAAATTTTAAAAACACGTTGGTTTACCTTGTAGAGTTGTTAGAGACCGGAGAAAAACCTAATGTATCTCTTCAAAAACAATTTGTAGAAAAAAAATCTAAAAGAAAAACTACTTTAAAAATTAAGGAACGTTATTATAACAATAAAGATGTGCTGTTTTGGGGTCAATTCGGTTTATCTTTACATGATTTAAAAGGAGATAATTTCAAAGTGGTTCCTATTAAGAGCTATGAGACAGAAAAGCGTATTGTATACACTCCAATGTCTTATGCTTTTATATTCAATAGTGGAACTAAAATTTATTCTCCTTACTCCGAAACAAAATGGCTGTCTACTGTAAAGAAGAATGATATTGGAAAAATAAACAGAAAAAGAGACAAACTTATACTGACAAAATCAGTAAAAGACGCTTCGTTATTAGCTAAATTGAATTATTCAACAATTCTATTTCAATCTGAATCAAGCACCCCCGATTTAGAAAAAATAGCTGAGAATATAAGAGATTTCGACAAAGTAGGCATCCTATTTGACAATGATAAGACGGGTAGAGAATATTCTACTCGTCTTTTTTATCTTCTCAAACGTAATTTTCCTTCAAAAGAAGTTACTAGGTTCTTTACACCTAAAGAGAAAGATATAACAGATTTTACTAAACAATTTGGGATAAATTCTTCCTATCAAATACTAAAAGATGTATTTATTTGACCAGATACATGAATCTTGGTATCCTGCTTTTAACTTGTCTAGAAAGTTACATGACGAATTAGAAAAATTATATGAAGAAGAATATGTGGAACCTGCAAAGGAGTACTTATTTGCTCCTTTTAGTGTACCAATAGATAGTGTCAAATGTGTTACTTTATTCCAAGACCCTTATCCAAATGGAGAAGGAATAGGGTATGCTGTAGCATATAACGAAGAATTTAAAAAACCAAAATCTTTTCGTATAATTGAAAAAGAATTCGGTAGTGAATTGTCTCCGAGTTTACAAGAATGGAAAGATGTTGGTGTATTAAGTGCTAATGCAGCAATGACAGTAAAACACGGATTACCAAATTCACATAGAGAAAAATGGATAAGATTCACCAGTAAGTGGATTGATTATCTAGATAAGAGACAAGAAGTAACTTTTTTATTATTCGGAAGAGTTGCTCAAAGTTTTAACAACAATATAGTAGCCAATAGAAGTAGGCTATTTTATGCTCCACATCCTGCTACAAGGCACCACAACTTTATAGGATGCGGAATATTTAAAAATTACGAACCTTTTCAAAGCATAAACCTTTAAAATTTTAAAATTATGAGAACTATAACAGTAAATCTTCACTCTCCTTTAAAGATAGAAACAGATGTAAAAACTTGGGGAGAACTCAAATCTTTGTTAGTTAACGAATATGATTATTCGGCTGACATAGTAGGTCTTAAAGAAGACCTGACAGTATATGCACAGAGCGATTTCCTTCCTGAAGGAGACTGTGTAGTACCTTTGACTCGTACTAAAACAAAGTTGGGTTAATAAAAGTTATAAATCGGAAAAGAGGGAGCTATATGCTCCCTCTTTTTTTAAATAAATAAAACATGAGCGATATATCACAAACAATAATTAAAACGGAGCTAATTCTGGATAATCTGTATCAGAATATCAAAGAACAAATAAAAGATATGCCTTATAACATTTTTCTCGATACAAAGATAGTTGGTTCCAGAGTATACGCTACACTAACGATACATGTTCCGGAGGTAGAAATAGATAACGGGACTAAAACTCATAAAGCTTTCGATTATCTATTTCATTATAACTTCAAAATAACTCTATACAACGAAAATAATACTATTAGTGCTTATCTTACAACAAGTTTAACTAGAATGACTTTTACAATAGAAGAGCTTAATAGTCAATTTATACATCCTCATGCAAGTATCAATGCTGCTGAAGGTATAGGTACCACAGATATCCCAGGACACAATTGTCATAGGCACTTATGTTTAGGAACCGATACTCCTATTAGTGGTTTTGTAGCATCTATTCGATTTTTATCCACGCTTGATGAATTGGATAAATGGGCAACTGATAATAGTAATATGTTTCTTATTCATGCATTGTACTTCTTAAAAACAGAAAATTCCGAAGATTGTTATTCCTCTATTAATTCTCTTAGCGAAAGTAGAATGTATATAAACGTTGAGGACGGTTATAGTACTTACATATCCGCAGGCTCACTTACCGAATCTATTCTTGGAAATAAGAAACTGTTAACTCACATAATTACATTTGGAAATTTCGTTAGTGGAGAAAGCTTTAAAATCAGAAGAGATTTACACATTACGAAAACCGAATTAGAAGAAATTGCTAAGGATTATCCTATAGAGTTTCTAGAAGGTGCACTAGTAAGAATAGATAGCGACGGACGTTATTATAAAAGTAGCAATGAGAATACTACTATAAATAACCATCTGTATGCCCAATCCTTTAAAGTAGGAGAAAAAGAATTTCAATTAAAGATATTAGAAAGTGAACAAGAAGAAGAAGTTGTATTTTACTTTCTTCCTGCGTTAATTTCTAATTTAGAAAATCGAATCAATCACATATTAAAAATTAATAAAATAAGGGAAAGTTATGAAAGTATATATTCCGAGTCAAATAATGGCGAAGATACAATTACTAACATCTTACCATTCTAACCTAGAATGGGTAGGAACTCTACTATATCAATTGAATAAAACCGAAAAAGGAACTCTATATATCAATTTAATTGATTTATATCCTTTGAACTACGGCTCTCAAGGTGTAGTAGAAAGTTTGGAAAAATATGCGGTAAATTCCAAAAAATATTATTTGGAGAAATATGGTTTTAATTACCACGAGACTTATTTGGAAGGAATTATTCATAGCCACAACACTATGCAAACTTTCTTCAGTGGTACAGACCAGATAGACTTTGAGAAATTTGCAAAGACTAATGTTACTATTAGTATAGTAACAAATAACAAATTGGAATTTTACGGCAAAATAGGAATGCCTATTGAAACAATATTAGGCAAGAAAGTTTGGGAAGAGGAACTGTCTTTTGTTGTAGATTACGGAGAACCTCCAAAAGAATTTAGCGAGTTAGTACAAGAATTAGCAGATGCCAGAACTAAAGCTATTAAAAAAAGAAAAACTACTATCGTTACTCGTTGGCCTGATTATTCTAATTATAATAATTACAACGGTTACGGTACTCAAAAAGAAATTGATTTTGATGATGATTTCGATGACGACTTTGAAAGTTATCTCGGTGGCTTTATAGAAGAATTAAAAGACACTTATTTAATCTACACTATTCGTGCTAACAACGGAGTTATTGCTTACTATGATATTCAGCAATTATGTTCAAAGAATAATATCTCTATCACCTACAGCGATTACGTTGCTCATTTACCCCTTCTTAAAAAGTACGCCAAATATAACGTAATACTTGAGGAACTTGAAAAGAAAGCAATGAAAAAGAACAAAATCGACAAGAAATTGTTCCTTGAACTTGCCGAACAAAAACTCGGTAAGGAAAATCTCGATTATGCACACGATTATTTAAAATTTATTACTTATGAGTTATAGTAGATTCAAGGGGGCTTCATGGTTCCCCAAGGTAAATGCTCTTCCTGTATCTATAATAGGATTAGGAGGAATAGGTAGCTGGGCTTCTTTAGCCATAGCAAGAGCTGGTTTCTTTGTTCGTTTATTTGATTATGATATTGTAGAATTATCAAATACTTCAGGACAATTTTATCCGGATTCCTTTGTAGGAAGAACCAAAGTTAACGCTACAACAGAATTGTTACACTCTTTTACTGATACCTATATTTTAGGAGGTAGAACTTATAGAGTAAACGAGGACAGTACATTAGATAATATCACCGTTTGTGCAGTAGATAATTTCGAAGCTAGAAGAAGTGCTGTAAATGCGTGGTACAATAGTGTTAGCGCTCGTGTTATGACTAACGATACTATAAGTGATAAGCCGCAATTGTTTATAGATGCAAGATTAGAAGCCGAATTCTTTGAAATTTATGTTATAGAACATAATTCTACGTCTTTTGCAGAGTTTAACAAAACTCTAGTTGACGAGAATTTTCAGGCAGCTACTTGTAGTTATAAACAAACAACTCACGTTGCTATGACTCTAGCAGGAATGATAACCGGCAATCTGATAAATTATATTGATAATTTTTATGCCGGTAAAGAAGATAGCAATAGACGTGTTATTAAATACGGTTTATATAATGCTATGTATCAGAAGATGATATTCCGAGAAGAATTAAAACAAGAACATTATGTTAACAATTAAAACAGTATTCGGAGAAGAAATAGATTACTCTACTAGATATAGATTGGATAAGATGTACCTTCTTCCGTCTATCAATCCCTATATACCTTTAAGTGTTTGGGAAAATGTTTATCTCATAATAGGTGATAAAGAACCTTATACGGTATTTACTACTTATAAAACTGATGAGTTTCCTTATGTTAAAAAAGTAGCAGGTAGTACATCCAGTTTATTATTAAGAACATTAGACAGAAGTACAAGATACAGTGGGACTTTTCTATTTGAACTAAATCTGAGTAAAAAACAGGTGTTCTACATAGAAAAAGGTATGATGTATAGCGAAAAAGGAAATTTACTTTGTTATATAGGAGAACCAGCTTCTAGTAAAGAAACCGATAATCGCGTTTTAGTAATAAATGTTGAAAGGAGAAATGAAGTTCCTAGATATTTTTTAAATAAATCAGGATTTCCTACTGCTATTTTACCAATGCCTAGGTTATTAAATCAGAATGTTGATTTTCACGAACCTAGCTTAACCGATAAAAAAAAACTAATTAAATTAATATCAGATTATTATGAACGATGATGATAGCCTTCTGACACCTTCTCTTGAGAAGGTGTTAGTTGACACTTTAACTAAACAAAAAGTTGAGTTTGAAATAGCTCGCGATAATGGACACGATACCTTAACATTATATTTTCCGGAAATAACGATAAAAAGAACAGATAATTCGGGAGAGTACAAAATTTATGATGTATTTTTTGTTTATACTTTCGGTTATAAAATTAGATACACTGTAATTCGAACCACATTCACTAAACAAGAAATAATGTTAGGGTTCTTACATCCTCATGTGAATAATGACTATTTGGTTTTAGTAGATGAAGGTGCGGATTTTGACGAAATGGAAGAGTATGAGGTTGACGAATATGCTAATAGGTCAACTGATTTATGTTTAGGAAATAGCCCCTTAAAATTATTAGAGACTAATTACAGTTCTCTTACTAAGATAGAAGATAGGCGAAAATTAATCGAAGATAATATTTATATGTTAGCGGTACATGCTAAAACTTTTCTGGAAACAGAAAATGTAGGTGATACTTATGTTAGTACAAATTCTCTTGAAGAAAGAAGCAGAGGCTCCAGATATGTACCTGCCAGATATAGTTACTTCGATAAAGTAGAAATGAAGTCTTTCTTCTCTCGTTATCCGGACCTATGGGAGAAATTTAAGAAAGAGATAAAAGTTAAAAATAAAAAGGTAAGAATACCTATGATGTTTGAAGTTGATTTACCAGTGAATACAAATAGGGATTTCTTTTCTTTTTACGATAATGGTAATTGGTACCGTTATCAACAAGTTGAAATCAACGAAAATCAAATAGATTTTTTCTATGATAATTTTCTTGGTATGAAGTTTAAAGATAAAATTTATTCTCTTTCAATCATAAAACCAAAATCAAAAACTGACAAAAGCAAAATTTATTTTAGTCCTAAGCTAATTGCTAGTTTGGAAATTTACTTAAATAATATGTTATTAATACAATCAATATTATGAGTTGGACAGATATTACAAAAAACAGGTTCGCCTCAGCATCATGGGCAGAAAACACTAAAAAGATAGGAATTGCCATTATAGGTGTTGGAGGTATCGGTAGTTGGACTGCTTTATTTTTAAAACGCGCTGATTTTGAAGTTAGTGTTATGGATGAAGATAAAGTAGAACTAACAAATCTTGGTGGTCAATTATTCACTATAAGAGATATAGGAAGATACAAAACTGTAGCTGTAGACGACTTAGTTTACAATTTAACAGGAAGCAGCTTAACAACTTATACTGAGAGATTTAACACCAGTAGTCATTTTCTGTATAGCTCGATAGTTATCTCAGCAGTGGACAATGTTGAAACTAGGTATAATATTTTAGATACTCTACGTCGAGAAGCCCTTAATGATAATTTTAATTCGCCTAAAATTTTAATTGATGCAGGACTAGAAGCCGAATTTTTCACATTGAGGACAATTAATATTCTTGATGAAAAAGAAGTAGAAGAATATTTAGGAGAATTAGATGAGTTAGAAAATGTTAAAGCTACGATGTGTAGTTATAAGCAAACTACTCATGTTGCAGCTATTTTAGCAGGTATGATTACTACCCAAGCAGTAAACATTGCTCATAACTTAACTAACGAAATCAAAAGACCAATACATAAACATTTGGTCTATAATGCTACCTATAATAAGGTTATCCAAGAGAAATATAGGGAGGATGAAATATGGGCTTCTATTCAGATAAAATAAGACCTTTGAAAACAAGGGCAAGTGAGCAAATTGATACTATAGTAAAATATACTAAAATAAATAGAATGCATCCTTTACATCAATTTGTTTCATTAGGTGATTTTGGTTGCTCAGTTGATAAAGAAAAAGAGTATTACTCTTTGCAATCACTTAGAGTATTTTTAAATACTCCGATATCAACAAGCGATGAAATAATTATCGAAGATTTACTTAGTATCTCCACTTACCTTATTTTTGGACAAGAAACTACTCAAGATGATAAACGTTATTACGAAGCACCAAAGTACTTGTACTCAAGCGGTATCTTTTATGAGTTTAACACTCTTAAACCGGTAGCTATATTATTAGTAAACAGAATATATGCAAATTACTATAAGACTTTCGATTGTTTATTAGTGACTACAGATTCGGAATTAATAAAATATCTTGACACTGCAAAAGTAACGCAATTATCAGAAATTCCTGTTGCTGCTGAAATTAATCATAAAAGATACCATGTTTCATTTGAAGGTAATCGTATAACAGAATACATAGTAGTAGAAGACACTAACTTTCTTCAAATTATAGAGCCTGAAATATTTTCAGATGATATAGATGAAGGAATATTAAATTATTTTTTCTTATCATGAGCAATAGTCGTAGAATAGGTCATGATGCCGAAAGACGAGTAGTTAATGACCTAAAAAGTATCGGATATAAAAAAGCTGCAACTACAAGATTTGTAAATAGATACATGGATGCCTTAAAAATAGACATTGCCAATGTACCTTTCTATATCCAAGTAAAAGCGGGGAAACAACACGTTACCCCGATTCCCCTTCTAAAACAAATAGAAGCAAATGTACTAAACGAAGAATGGGAAATGCACCCTATTCTAATAGTTAGAATATATAAAATAAATCCCGGTAAGAGACGTAAATTCAACGACGATTTAGTTTTTATTCTAACTAAAAACTTTAAAAAATTCTTTGGAGAACCCGGTAAATATTTCGAAAAAGTTATGTACTCCAAAGGAAAATATAACACTAATTATAGAAAGCTTCTTACTTCTATCGATGATTGTATTATCAGAGAGACAGAAGATGAGTTATTAGTGTTCTCTTATCGTAAATTTTTAAATATGATAAGATGAAAATCACAGTAAAAGATATTAGCAGTTTTACTATTAAAAGAAACAAGACCATGTATTATATGCTTCCGGCAATACTCAAAATCGGTAACAACGATGAAATGAGAGATTATCTGGATAATATTAACAGAATTGCATTTGGTCTTGGAGACGATGCTGTAGATTTAGAAGGAGATTATATTTTTATGCTAGTAGATAGTAATTATAATCCTGCTAAAATCGAACAGCTTATTGATTATCTTCATAATCAGAGGTTATTAGTTAAGACTTATCCTTATGGAGATGTAAATAAAGTTAACTTGTTAATGATTGTCTTTAAATTAACTCCTGAAGGTACTGAACAACTTAAATTGTTCAAACAAGGTAAATATTCTCAAATGTATCTGAATGACCCGGAGCTGAGAGCCAGTTATTACTTTCCTGGTTCCCAAGGCCATGATGTTATATTTAAAACACCGGAAGGAAGAATAAAACTATTGGAAGAAGTACGTAAACTTTTTGGGAGAAAACCAAAAAATGAATTATTTTCGCAGAAGGATATTGAACACTTTGAAGAAAATTCAATAAGACCTTTTAAAGAAACAGATTGGTTTACCCATTAAAATTTAGAAACATGAACTATTCAGTTATTGTACAACGTACTTATCCAAAACCCGGAGATTATTGTAACGATATAGTAGAGTATAAAAATATACTAAGTCGTACAGTATTCTCTAATCGCGAAAATGCTTTAAAAGCAACAATTCAAACTGTAGCTTACAACATTGCAAATGTTCATAATGATATTTATATTGCTATGGTGTCATTTGACAGTTGTGGATGTAGTAAGAAAATTATCGACGTCTTCAATCTGTACAAAATAGATTTCGAAGATGAACCTTCTAATAGTTACGATACTACAACTGTAGAACTTACTATCAATCAAGAATTAACAAATCTTGTATTTGATGAAGATAATTACACTGTTGTAGTTCCGATGACTATAGAACCGGAATACGGTACACTTATAAACAACAATTCCTTTTACAATTATTCTTATTTACCTTATGAAACAGCGGAAACAAACACAGATGTTATTAATTTCGTAAGAGTAAATATCTTAAGCGGGGAAATTGTGGAGGGTTATGAGTACCGAATAACAATTAATGTTTAACAGAAGGGACTTCGGTCCCTTTTTTTAAAATCTAAAGCTATGAAGAAATACGGAAAAATGGAACATATTTCCAAATTAAAAGATATAGATGAGACAATTCCGTATTGTTTGACGGAAAAAGTACACGGAACCAATTTTAGAATTAGTTTTGACGGAGAAACTTTTAAATATGGTAAAAGAAATACCGAATTGTCTCCGAATAGTAGTTTCTATGATTGGAAAACTGTTGTAAGAAATATGGATATTGAAAACAAAATTCAAAAAGTATACTCTGAAGAACGATTAGAAGGAGAGTATACATTTTTCTTTGAACTTTTTGGTCATGGTGTTCAGAAAGGTATTTATTATGGTACCGGAAAATATTTATATGGTATAGATATAGCTGATGAAAACGGATTTCTTAGTTATCATGTTACTATGATTATATTTGCTAAGATGGATGTTTATTATGCATTACCTATATTCATAGGTCCTTATAACAACTGTATTGATTTTATTCAAAATTATTTAGAAAAAACTCCGTCTTTTCTATCCTTCCTTATAGAAGGTAAATATGAACAGGATAACATTATTGAAGGAGTAGTTATGAGACCTTTAGTAGAAGAAGGACATCACTTGTTAGCTAAAGCTAAAACTGAGAAATTCAAAGAAGTTCAAAAGAAAAAATTGCCTAAAGAAAAAGTTGAACTTACAGAAGAAGAACTTGAAGTACTATCTCAAGCTATGAGTTACATAAACGATAATCGTTTTAATAACGTTATCGGGAATTTAGGTGTTGAACCTGATATAAGAAATTTCAGCGTTATAGGACCGGTTTTCTACAAAGATATAATGGAAGACCTCGAAGCCGATAACATTATTATCGCGAAAAAATTAAGAAGGATATTAGGAAAAGAAATCAACAATTACTTAAGAAAGAAATTAAATGAAATATCTTGAGTCTGGTTTATTAAGAAAACAATATAGTATTAATCATGGCATTTTCGAATGGATAGAATTACCATCATTTTACGAGATGTCATACACAATAAAATTAAACAAAAAACTTATGAGCACAAACAGTGAACTTCATATACAAAACGCTGAAAGAATTAAAAAGTACCTTGGAGATTCTACAAGGTTTCATCAGCTTAACGATAAATTTCTAAATTATAAATTTGGCCCCAGTCAGTTGCACAAACTATTAACTACTCCTAGAGCAGGACTAAAAATTAGTAAAACAGCAATGACTTATTTAAAAGAGGTATTTGTGAAAGAAACATACGGACTAAAAATGATACATAAAATAAAATCCAAATATCTCGAACATGGTATATTAGCCGAAGAAGAATCAATTAGATTAATATCTAGATTTTTCATGGTAGGACTTGAAAAAAACGAAAAAATCTACGAAAACGAATATTTTAGGTCTATTCCTGATATAGTAGATAATAACTACGTTGTAGAAGTAAAAAGTTCATTTTCTCCACTTACTTTTCCAATATTTGAACATAAAGCTAAACCCGAGCATTTAATTCAAATTAATACCTATTTAGGTATATTAGGAAAAGAAAAAGGTTATGTAGCTTATGTACTAACTTCTCCTGATGAATCAATTATTGCAGGAGAAATACGGAAAGCTAGCTATGGAATAACAGATGAAGCAACACTTAAAGATATAGAAGAAAAAATCAGACACGATTATGATTATTCTTTCTTGGATGAAGCAGAAAGAATTACTATCTTTGAAGTGGATTATGATAAAGAACACTATGAAAAAGCTGTTAATGCTGTTATAGATGCTAGAAATTACTTATTAGTCTTACTATCAAATAGAATACAACAAATAAGCGATGGAATATAAAAGAGAAATTGACATAGCAGTGGAAATACTGATTAAAGATATAAACAAAGGGGTAATAGACAATAATATTATGGCACAGATGTGCGATTTGACGAACTATGATTACGATTATTTAATCGCTTATATACAAAAGTTTTACAATCTAAAAAAAGAAAACGGAGACTATAAAATAATCTCCGAATAATATTTCATGGCTAGTTTGATTTTGAGTTGTAGGGAAGGGGTTCGCCTCTTCCCTTTTTTTAATTTTATTCTTATGAAACTTACATTTATGGAAAAAAAAGATGTTGAAAATCTAAAAGAACAATTGAAAATCTTCTTTAAATCTGAGGGAATAAAACCTTATATATTGGTTAAAAAGAATGAAATCAATGTTTATTTCTACAGTAAAGAGATTAAGGTTGAAAGTTATAAATTACTTATTACTTTTGCTTGTTACGGTATCTTTGTAGCTAATAATTTAAAGCCAAAGACAATACAAATAGTACCTACAAAGTTAAAAGCTGATAAGAAAAGAACTGACCATTATGTGCTAAAAGCTGTAATACAATAAAAGAGGGGAAGCGGCTTCCCCTTTTTTTATTTATTACCATTATGTAATCTGCGATATTCACTTAGTAATCTTGCTCTGGCTTTTTTCTTTAGTTTTTCTTCTTCGGATAATCCTTCATCGGACTTTTTAGGTTTAGGTTTTTGGTTTTCTTTTTCAGCAAATACGTCGGGCCTCATTTCATCCATTAATTTTTCTATTTCTTTATCTTCTCTACGCTCATCGGCTTCCTTAAAAATTTTATCAAACCAGTCACCTTTAGACCAGTCTTCTTTCATGTAAGAACCAAATCCAAATCCGTGAACAAATCCCGGTACAAAAGTTTTATCTAAATGTTCAGCTAACTTATGGGATTGGTCAGCAGTGCCTATTCCTAAAGCTAACTTATTTAAATCTACTAATACTCTACCGACACTATCTAACCACTTTAAAACACTTGATTGAGTATATGAATCCCAAAATTCTTTAGGATTTAAATACAACGATGCGTTACTTATTAATCCCATTACTTTATTTTCTGCCAGTAAATAAGCTTTCCATTTTAAACCCTTTTTATCATCATCGTCGTCACCTCTTAGAGAACTAATCATTATCTTGAACAATATTAGCATTAATAAAAAAGAAATCTCTTTTATATTAGCTTCCATATTACGTCTATCAATATCACTTAATTTCAATTCTTCTAAATTGACTTTGCCTAGTTTAGTACCTATACCAAATAAATTTAAAGGCATCATTAATGTAGAACGTAATATATTTTGTGACATTACTATTAGCTCTTTTATTCCACTAATTTCAGATTTCACTCCGTTAGTAGAACTTATCATAGCTCCGGCTAAACCTCCTAATACAGCTCCTACAGGTCCTGTAGCTAATCCTACGGCAGCACCCATCATAGCTCCTCCCATAGATGTAAAACTACGCCAACGACCTTTAACTCTACCTACTTTTAACATACCTTGGTCTTTAGCAAATCTAAGCCATACTTGAGAAGGTAACCATGTTTTGAAGAAGCTTAATACTTTACCTAACAAATATTGTTTAGCTAAGTTACCACCTAGTTCATCATAATCGCCGTGAGCAAATACAATTGCTTGTACGGTATTAGTTTTAAAATTTATATACTCCTTAGTTTTAATATTTTCCCAAGTATCAATATTATTAGCAGTACGATATTCCTGTTTTAATCTTAATTTACCATCTTTCATTTCAAAAGCGGTAAATTCTTTTCCGTCAAAAGCAGGTACCTTAGTAATACTACCATCCTCATTAATTTTCTCCACTTTCATATCCATCATTATCGCGAGTACTATATAACCCTGGTTAAGAAATTCTACATCAGTTATAGACCAACGATAAGGACTTAATTTATTTAACTTCTTCAATGAGGATTCTACAGCACCTTTCTGTAATTCATCAGAAGCATCTTGTATTATTCGATAATTCTTCATTATAGTTTCCAGGATAGTAAGTTGTTTACCATATTCGGAATTAGGAGACAATCTTTTAGCAAAACTCTTAGACAGAAACTTCTCTGCTAATACTCCGTTTCCCGGTGTCCAAAACATTCCTGTGGAATCCATAATCATATTAGAAATTTTACCTTCTATACGGTTAGTAATACCTGCATTTATATTATAAGCTAAAGATTTAAAAATTAATCCGCTCATGATAAATTCTATGGTTGAAACTATCGAAAAATGTCCTCCTAAGTTTTCACGTTTTATGTACAAATTATTTAAAGTAACAGCGATTTTTTTAGCTCTTTCATCTTCTCCGATAAATTCATCCAGTTCTTTTTTACTTAAAGCTTTATCAAAGCTTCTTCCTCCTGTCATACTAAACAGATATTCTTTGTATTTCTCAATTAATTCTTCCAATTCATCTCTTTGTTGTTTCTCGTCAGTAGTATAAATTTTACCTGTTCTGAGGAATTCCATAAAACTTTTGAAGTATTTGGTATTTTCGGGTATCCAAGAAAATCCTCTGAAAATACCTCCTCTTTGAATATTAGAATAACCTCTAACTGCTCTATCATAATTAGCATTCATTCTTTTAATTGCTCTATCTCTGTATTTACCCTTTTTAGATATTTTACTTAGTGCTTTAGAAGTACCTGTTTCTTTTCCTTCTCTTTCGATTTCATTGTATTTTTCTTTTAAAATACGAAGATAAGGTTCCGAAGTCTTTCTAGCCATATACTTAGCAGCATAAATTAATGATACACTCATTATTCGCGGTAAATCTTCCGAACTTTGTTCCAAGATAGCATGACCTGCGTAGTCGTTAATTACTTTATTCATATTAAGAACAATAGTACTAAAGAAATTTTCAAGAGAAGTTACATTTGGTTTTATACCAAATAAATCTGCTACAAATTTCATCTCTTCATCTGTCATACTATTAATTAGAACTTCGTTTTCTTCTCCGTGTATAAGTAACCATGTAGCTTTTTTATTTGCTACAATATCTTGGTACTCTTTAAATCGTTTATCGCGAAGTTGTTTATTAATACCTTTTATATCTTCAGAATATGTATTTTTAGTTTTACCTGTACGAATAGCTTTCTTAAAACTATCTCTTCCTTTTTTAAGTAGTTTGACACTTTTACTATCTTTAGTCTCTGAACCTAAAACCAAAGCTTCGATAAATGTTTTATCTATCATAGGTATAGAGTTCATAGGAAGATAAGTCTGACTATCAGTAAACGTTTCGTTAATAATTTCTAGAGCTTTATATAAAGCTCTCCAATATTTGTACAATACTTCATCATCTCTTATCTCCTTAAAATTAGAATCATAATAGTTAGAAGGTACTTCACCAATCGGAGTTTTAATTTTTGTTCTTGGAATAAGATAATTATAATTAGGAATAGAATAAAGAGTGTAAGTTTTATCTTTTGTTTTAACACTAATCATACCATTACCTTCATTAAAAGTCTCCGCAGCAATAAAAGGATTTCTTGATATTATACTAGCGGATAAAGAATACTGTTCTTCAGGGCTTAAGTCCTTGACTTCTTCTACTTCATTTATTTTGAGTTTATTTTCAATTAATACTTCTCTGTAGTTATAAAAACTTTCTATTTGCTTTATACTTTCTTCAACAATATCGTTATACATGTCTTCCGTTAAAAGATTTTGTAAATCTTTCTTGTATTTCTGCATTTCTGCATCTTCAAATTTAAAGTATTTCTTGTCTCTCTCCGGAAGTTTATCTTCAAAGTATTCTTTAATTTCCGGTAATTTTCTAATATCAATCACATGAGTTTTATTCTTAACAGCAGTGTTATATGCAGCAATTTCTTTTTTATTAGTTAAATTACTAGATTTTAATTTAGATACATCTTTAAACCATTTATCCGAGAATATATGAACTAATCTATTTGTTTTTAATCCATGTTCGTTTCTTTGGAAGAATATATCAAAAGAAGTTATTTTCTTTTCTTTTTCAACTTTGGTTTTTAAACGCTTCTTTACATCATCTGTTAAAGAATTAAGTTCTTCTAAATAAGGATATATCAAAGCATTAGCTTCTTCTTCTGCTTTACGTAATTCGTTAGTAATAATCTGAGGAATATAACTATCTGTTGAGAAGGTATTCATTGCTGCCCTATTCATGTAAGAATCCCATATACTAACATCTTCATAAGGTCTTACTAAATCTTCTATACTTATATTTTCGCCTAATATAGCAACTAAATCTTCATTATCACGAAGAAGAGTATTAATCTTTGTTTCAACAATTGTTTCATTAGCGTTCAATAGAGTTTCAAATCCTGTTTTTATACTCTTTAGTTCTTGTACTAATTTAGCTATAGCCTCGTTTGTCTTAACCGATTCTATAATATCTTCAGGGTGCTTAAACAAAGGATTATCTTCATTTTTAATAAAGGTACCTGCTCTGGTGTAGAAACTAATGATATTAGCTATTTCTTCCCTATTACCAATAGGGTCCTTCATAAGATAAGTAACTTGGTAATAATCACGTTTAGCTATCTCATGAAACAAAGCTAAATAAGTAGTATAACCTTCTGCTTTTAGAAATTTTTCATTTAAAGCGGTTAACTCTTCTTTTATTGTAACTAATCTTTCGATGTCTTTATATATTTCAGCTGCTTTATTTTTATCTTTTTCAAACCTTGCTCTAATTTTCAAATCGCGAATTGTGTACTGTAAATCTTTGAGGTTATATTTTAGATATTCTTCAGCCTTTTTAGCAAATTCTTCTTTAAATTCTAATCCTGAAATAGGTTCTCTGTATAATCTCTCGTTTTCTTCTAAATTAGCTAGTTCTTCTAGCTCTAAAAAGTCTTTTTGTGTAATTGGTCTATTTTCTTTTACATACTCTAAAACGTCCTTAAAATTCGTTTTTAGATATAATCCTTTTTGAGATTCATTATTTACCTTAGCAGCAAATTTTAGTTTAGAAGCCAAAGCATTTAATTGTTCATCGTTACCGAAAAATTCCAAATAAGTATAATTAGTATTTATTTTATACTCATCTTCAGAGATTCCTAACTCTTCTACAGCGTTTTTTATTTCTTTTTGTTTATACTCTATTGATAATAACTCTATTTTATCATCTACCGATTTTTGTAAATTAGGATTATAATCTTTATCTGAGTTTAAATAAGAGTACAACTCCTTATATCCATAAGACTTTTTATCATCTTCGGTTTTTAAAGGTATAGAGTCCCCAATTGTAGAAGATTTAGGCTCATAATATATATTGTTTGAGTCGTTAAAGGTTCCTATTTCTTCTTCTTCTAAGTTAAACTTTTCCATTTGTTCTTCTGTAGGAGGAACAGCTGATTTAATATTTTTACTATCAAATACAGCTAAAATATCAGATGACTCTGTGTTATCTAAAGCCTTATCTTTTACATTCTTAAATAATACTGCGTCATATTTATCTTTAGACCTTACCAAATAACTTAAAAACTTTTTAGGGTCATATTCTTCTATATCTTCGACTATACGTAGTCTTTTAGCATTGATATAAACAGGTAAAGCATTTTCTCCATAATCTTCAGCTAAACTTTTATTGTCTGTAAAGAAGAAAGCTAATCTACTATCTTTACTAGCTGTATTAGTACCTTGTAAATCTTCTCTAAACTGAGCAAAATCTTTATTAGTTCCATGATAGAACACTTTAGGTTTTCCTTCTTTATCTATTAACTGAGAAACATCATTTCGGAGATTATTTTTAAAAGTAACATTTACATAATCGTCTAATTTTTCTACTTTATCTAAATTGCTTTCAATTTCTTTATTACTTTCAAAAGGTTTAACTCCTTCAGCAGTAGCTAAAGTTATATGAGGATGCTTATTGTTACTATATTTATTCTCTACTAATAATACATCTACTTTATCGGTTTTTAATCTTCCTATTATATGTAATTTCTCTTTTTTATTTTCGTTTTTATTAAATGGTTGTTTTCCAAATTTAATAGTAGAGTGATGATAAAATTTGTTAGGTAAATCCGAAGGATATTTTTCTTTTAGTTGTTCAGGATTATCTACATTCAAAGCTGTATAAATTGTAGGATTCTCCCAATCTCCAAACCACTCCTTAAACTCTTTTGATTTAGTTACATCTTCGTTTTCTTCATAAGATTTAGGTTCGAAATAAATATTTTTACTGTTTTTGTCAAAAGTTCCTACTTTATCTTCTTCTAAATTAAGTTGTTTAATTTGTTCTTGTGTAGCAGGTAATGCGGATTTTATTTGATTAGAACTAAATACTACATGAGTTCCAAGCTCATGTTCTGGCCACATTACTTCTCCGTCTACATTTATGTATTTTGACAATTTTTCAACTATTTCGCCTGCTTTCTTTGGATTATTTTCTTGAAATACGTAATGGTTAAAAACCATATCTAATAATTGAAGAAAATCAGAACCAAAATATTCGTTATAATTAATAAAATCTTTATATATTTTTTCAGATATTATTCCGTCTTCGTAAGCTTTTTTAGCAACTTTTAAAGCTTCTTTTTCTTTTTCTAATTTATCACGATTTTTATCATAAAGATTTCTTATATTTAGAAATACACTATAAACACCGGAGTTTCCTCCTTTTTTATATTCGCCATCAGTATATCTTGTTTTTGCTTTTGTTCTACTCTTTGTAAAATTAAAACCATATATTCTTTTTCTATCAGTAGCACCTGCGTTTATTCTTTCAAAAGTATTAAAACCATAAAAGCTTGTTCCATGATAAACTATCAAAGGTTCTCCGTTCTTATCAACTACTTTACTAGCTTCTTTTGGATTATTTATCCAATCTCCAAACCAATTTCTAAATTCTTTACTATATACTCTAGCTTTAGCTTTAATAGCCTCTTCTTTTGAACCAGTTAATTCTAATAAATCCTTGAATAATTTACTTTCTTTACCATTAGGAGCTTTATCTAAAGAATGTCCGTTGTTTAATTTAATACTTTCCTTAATCTGGTCCTCAGACAAAGGCTCAAAAGTTGCTAGAATTTCTCCGTCTTTGGTGTTTATTGGAGTTTCTTTAGTATTATTCTTATATGAATCTTCGAATATTTTTCTTATCTCCATTAAAATCTCTGGAAATAATTTACCCCATTTACCTTTATCTTGTTTATGTGTTAATATAGCATCTTTTGTGTTTAATAGTTTTTGTAATGCACCCGGATTTTGTTCAAAAGAGTCGTAAATTAATCTCTTCATTATACCTGGAGCATTTTTGTCCCATTTTTCTACATCTAAGCCTTTTACAGTTCTTCCGAGTTGTTTAGCTTCTTTACCATTTGTTTTTATAAAGGATTCTATTAATTTTTTTCCTTCTTCGTTTATTATTCCATTATCATCGTAGTAGTAATTCGAGTACATTATTTTAGCTGCTTGAAATGCTGATTCTACATTTAAGAATTTATACCCGGGAAATAACTCTGTTTCGAAGGACCTCGTTGCAAAATTTGACAATTCAGGATTTTCATTAGTACCATAATATATATTAATACTCTTTGAACTATTTTCCTTAGCTTTTTTAATAGTATCTTTTACAGCTTTTTCAGTTTTATTCACTTTTTGTTTATCTAAGTCATCTATAAATTCCCATTTATCCTTTTCAGAGAGGCCTATTATGCTTAGTTGTTTTGCTATAAATAATTTATCTAACTTTTCTTTACCGGAAGTAATTTCACTGATAATAGCATTATAAGCTCTTTGAACTTTTAAAGCATTATATCGCGCTTGAGGATTTTTAATTTGAAAAGGTTTATTAGTGATATAAACTAGCTCGTTTCCGTATTCGTCAATTGCTGTTTCTTCTCCTACAGTTAATATTTTCTTGAATTTTTCAGCTAAATCTTTACGGATAAAGAAACCAAACTCCACTTTATCGTCTAATTTCTTTATAGCTTTAAGTAATTCTCTTTCGTTTTTAGCTGCATATTCACTAATTTCAAATATGTTATTGACTTTATCGTAAATCCCAAAGAAATAAGTATCGTCAACTTTGACAGAGTTGTACCCATTCAGATATTTAATCAATTCTTCCTTTTCTAAATTACGAGTATCTTGATTTTTATTATAGAACTTAGTTCTTAGATAATTAACATATAACTCATTCTGTTCTTCATTATTCAAACTACTTACATCTACATTAGGCTTTACATTTATAGATTTATCTTCATTAAGATATTCTTTAAATGCTTTGGAAAAAGTTACAGCTGTATATTTAATTGCCTTTTTTTCATCTTTTTCTATGCTTAAAACCTTGTAGTACAAAGGATTAGGACTTCCTTCTTTAGTTAACCAGATAGGATTATTATTATTTTCAGCATAAATTTTCTTAGTAAGAATTGTACCAAGAACTTTTTCCATTCTTTTATATTCGTCTGTTGTAGGATTTGGACATTTCATAATTAACAATTTAAATCGTTTAGTTCATCTATATTAAAATACTCGTCAAAGTTAAAATTATTTTCGATTATATCCGAAAGAGGTTCGCGATGTTTATCAGTTAATTTCTTATATAAACTGTTTGCTTTTGTAGCATAAGCCATATCGCCCATAATTTTTTTATTTGTTTCGATATAACTAGGATTAATAGTTTCATAGGCATGGATTACATCTATAATTTGCTCAATAGCAGTAAATTTATTTGTTAGGTCTATATTTTCTTTAATAGCAACTTCAACATTATTGTATTCTTTACCATTATAAACGAACCCTTTTTCCGGTGATACTTTATCTTTCTTTATAGGCTCTACTTCAGCTTCGGGTTTATTAATAACTTTTAACTTCATCATATCTTTAATGAAGTCTGTTTTAGGGAATAAACCCTTAATCATTGCATCTTTTGCAGCTTCAGCAGAATCGTATAAATTAGATTTAATTAGACGTCCTGATTCATAATGAATAGCTCTATAATGACCTGTTTTATCTTTAAAGATTAAGAAATGAGCGTCTAGTGTAGGATGCTTAATTATTTCACCTTCTATAGTCTCTATTGTATTTAAGTTTCTAATAAGTTTCGCGGTTACTTTTTTGTTTGAAACATTATTAGATATAGCTGTTTTAGGAGTAGGATTCTCTATAGGACTATTCTCCTCGAAGATATAATCCTGTCTATAAGAAGGTAATGTATTATCTATAAATACTAAAGCTCTTTTGGCACTTTCTCTTAATAAGGTACCTTCTTTAAATATTCCTAAACTTTCTAACAAATCCATTATTATATCTTTAAACTTAGACAATAGATTTTGTTTTTCATTATAAGGTATACTGGCTAATTTCTCTTGAAACAGAGGACGCGTGAATATACCGGTAATAAACTCTTCAATAGTTGCTAAATGGTAGTATGCCTTTTCTTTTTGATTGAAAGTTATTCCTTCTTCTTTATTAGATAGTCTCTTGTACTTTTCTTTCATAGATTTATAAGCAGGGTCATCTTTAAAAGCTTCAACAGCTTTGTTATATACTTCGTATAAATCTTTAGCATACTTAGGAGCTCCTTGTTTTATTTGAGTTTTACCTATTTCTTCATCATAATAGAAATAATCGCTTAAGTACTCTACACTTACAGCATGAAGGTACTCATGTAAAAATACTCTAGCTTGGTCTTTATCATCCAGACTAAGAAAAGTATCTGTAAGAGCTATTTTTCCTTCTGAGTAAACTGCAACAAAATCATTGGATTTTACTTTATAAACAGGAATATCGAGTTTAATTCTATCGGTTAAAGCTTCTAGAATATCGCTTATTCTATATTCTTGAATGTTTTTACGAATATAATGAAGAGCTACTTCATCTGCTGTTTTACCATTTTTCTTTGAAGTAGGCTCAGATTTAGGAGGTTCTACTTTTTCTTTATTTTCTTCTTGTAAATAATCCTTTATTTTCTTCATTACTTCTCTATCAGCGTCATATTGTTTGATAGCCCAATGAGATAATACAGGTATTTCTTTTCCTTTGTAGAATAATCTGAATTTGGAATCTGTTTTAGAATCGTACATTGAAGCATAAGGAATATTGGAACCTTCCCATAATTGTTTAGCTTCAGAAGCGTCTTTAACTCTTGTAGCTTTTTCCGGATTATTCTGAAAGAATTGAGTTACAAATGGTATTCCTTCTGTTTCTCTTTCACTATTGAACAATACGTCGTTTAATTGATTACTAAAATTAAGATTTGACAGATTAACACTAGTCATTTTAAACCAACTAAGAGGTATATATTTGACAATTTCTACGGCTCCTTGTACAGCATTATTCAATAAAGAATAAGTTATTAAATCATTTGCCAAATCTCTAGTAGTATAAAAAGGTTCTATTTTATATTCGTAAACTGTTTCAAATCCGGTATCCTTTAAAGTAGGATACTTTTTAGTTAGAGTATTTTTATTATGTTTTGCTACAAAACGTGCTTTGTATTTTTTTCTTCCATAACTAAATTTTACAATTTTTTCGTTACCAAAAGCATCTATAGGATTTTTAGATAGTATAGTAGTTTTACCTTCTATTAACTCTTTTTCAAATTCTTCTGAAGAAATCTCTTTATAAGAAGAATTATTGTAGTTATAAGAAGGTAATTCTAAATTAGCTTCGATTAACTCATCTAAAGCTGTATATAGAACATCTTCATATAGTAAGCTATTGTTAGCGTTAATAAATTTAATTAAACTAGGTGTTCCGTCTCTGTTAATATCAAAAGTTAATCTTGACAAAAGTGGGTTATCAAAAATTTGATGTTTTTGAATTTTTAATTCGTAAAGGTACCTGGCTAAAGACATATTAGTATCTGTATCAATATCTAATTTAGCTCTTTGAACAGCTACATCTCCTTTGGTTAATCCTATTTTGGAAGAAGAATATATGAACCGTTTCAGTTCTTTTAGAATATCTTTTTTTAATTGTTTCCCTTGAGCACTAGTACTAGTATCCGTATAACTACTTATTTCTTCATATAACATGTTAAATTCTTGTTGATACTGTATAAAGAACTCGCTAAACAACGACTCATTCAATCCTAAAGATTTTCCTATCATATAAGCTACAGGATTAGCAACACGCGAATAATGTTCTAATCCAAAAGCTTCCAGATTAACATCTTCGAATTTTGTAAAGTTAGTGAATAAGTTATCAAATCCTTTGCCTGATACATTATCTAGAGTGTTACTTAAATCGATTATATCTTCCATAGAACCTTTAAACTTATTATTTATACCAAATAACTTAGTCAAAGGCCTAACTTCTTCATCAGCTATCCCTTTTAAGAAATTAAAAGCTCTCAATATTCTAGCTTGAAATAATCTGTCTTTAGATGTTCCTATATTGTCATATAAATCTTTTACTGAAAAAGTAAAAGCATTAGAATTATCATTTAAAGCTTGATATTCTTCAGGTGAAAGATTTAAGTTCTTCATAGCATTAGAATAAGCTATTGCATGTTTATCGCCGTATTCAGTATTAGTATTAGAATCAAGGTTCATCATCTCTTCTACATACTTCTTAATTATAGGCTGTGACAAAAAGAAATAAGGAATAGAAATGATTTCATTTCCTACTAAGGCTTGGTCATAACCCAATAGCGCCATTAAAGAATCTACAGAGATAGTGTATTTATTTACATTAACACGACCTAATATTTGAACCTTCATATCATCGGTACCGGTATTAACTCTTTCATCTAATACCTCAGCAATAGTCCTATTACCATCTAAAGTTCTTTGATTACCTATTTTACCATTAGATACTATTCTTACTCTACCTCCTTCAAAGTCTTCACCTAGAAATACAATAGGTTTTTCTTTTAACTCCTTAATAGTTATCTTGTTAGCCTGCTGTGTTAAAGACAAGAAAGTTACTGCTTGAGCGTATACTCCAATAGCCATTTTACCAGAGCTACCTCTCTGCATAGTGTCCCTTTGATAATCTATATCCGCGAAGCCTAAATAAGTTTTAGAGCTGTCTTTATTTAACTTCTCTAATAAACTTGCTTGTTCTTTAGCAAATTCAATTGATAGTACTTTATTTATTTTATCCTGTACCTCGTTATCGGGAGAAGATAATACCGAATGATGTACTTTGATTATTTCATTATCTATAGTTTTACTATATAAATCTTTTGCTTCTTCTAGTTTCTCCTCTATTTCTTTTACTTTATCTTTTTCTTTTTTCTTTTTGTATTTAACTCTTTGTTTTTCTAAACTTTTAATTTTATCTTCTAATTTCTCTAAATTCTCTCCTTTACCTACTTTTTTAATTCTCCCTTCTTCATCTAACTCGTGCCAATAGAAATAAGCAAATTCTTTATCTACGTCAAAGTCTAATCCTTTCTGAGGCAATATTGTATTAGGAACAACTATTATATCTCCCTGTATCTCAGGTATAAAACCTGCTATCTCTACATCAGACATAGATACGTGTGATGAAGTAGGAATACGGAAAGTTATCATACTAAGAAGTTCATCGTCTATCATTCCTTCTATTAGAACTTTTCTACCGTTTTCATACTCCCAATATTTACCTTTATTTTTTTCACCAAAAATATCTACTAAATTACCTTCTTTATCTTTAAACCTTGAAGGTACAAATACTTGAACCTTCTTAAGTTTATTTCCTTCTTTATGAGTTACCTGTAATCCTTTTTCTTTGTCATAATATTTAGTGTAGATAATATCATCGCGATAATTTTCTTCATTAGTTAAACTCCAACCTTCGGCTGTACTAGCTACATAAGAATAACCCGGCATCTTTAATTTTATAATGGCATTACGTATTAAAGAAATAGCAACACTTTCTAATTTTTCTGCCTGAGGTAATAACCATAAAGGAACGTCGAATATAGGTTTACCATTTACAATTTTAATTTTTAATTGTTCAAGGTCTTTGGTATACATTCCTCTACTTTCTGCTTCTTCGATAAGCAAAGATTTTAACTTATAAGCTAATTGTTTATGGTCAGATAAATTCTTTAGTCCTAATTTGTCTAATAACAACTTCTCATTTAAATCAATGCGTTTAGCAAATAAAGTGTTGTAATATATAGCAAGAGCTTCGCCGGTAACTTTATTACCGTTATATTCAAATTCTTTGTTAATCATATCGTTACCAAACAATTCTTTCATCATTTGGGTACCGAGAGTAACCATATTAGGTTTATGTTTACCTGCTTTATAAGGTATTTCTTGTTGTATCTTGAAGTATTCTCTATTAAGCTCTATACTATGATTAGCTAAATGAGTACTAGTTAGATTTTTAATTCTTCCGTCAGGAGTAAATATCTTGAGAGCTTTCTTTAAAGCTCCTACTTTATTAGCTGTCTGGAAAGAAGCTCTAACAGTTCTGTGACTACCTTTTTCTATTTCGCTTTCTTCAAGTTCTTCCATTGCTCTACGTAACTTATCTATCTCTTTACCCGCTGTTACTTGAGGTATCAGTGGTATAGAAGAAGATTTGATATAAATCACATGATTAGTATCGTTGTCTTCGTCTAACATAGAACCACCGTATACCGGTTTAAGAGGTTGTAATACTACGTCTAAATCATCTTTAGTTAACAAATATTCATCCGGTATAGGCTTATTTTGTTTTTCAAATTGTCTTTGTTTCTTTATTTTTCCTTTTATATCCGTGTACTGTTTCTCTGTCAACTTACCATATCTATACAATACATTAATATGTTCTGATAAAGTAGTGAACTCTTGAGCATCAGTACTTTCTATTTCTAAGAAATCACTAATAACATTATACCTTTTTAAATTCTTTAGTATTTTATCCTTTTGAGATTTAAGCTCTGTAATTTCTTCTTCTGATAATACTTCAGTATTTAACTCTACATTAGATAAATGAGTATCTATAATTTTTAGATTTTCTATTTCTTTAGCAGCTTTTCTTGCCTCCTTAACTCCATAGTGTAATTCTATTAAGTACTCCAAGTTAGCAGCATTGGTTTCTGCATCTTGTAGCATTATCTGTAAGTATTTTTCTTTGTTGGACTCATACGCTTTTAAACCGGGAGCAATTAACATTGCCATACGCTTAGAAGCATTTACATTAATATTATTAAACAAATCATCGTATATATCAGGGTTTTTAACTCTATATGGTATAGGTTCATTATTCTTATCTACTTCAAAGTTTTTTGAATCAACATCTTTATCTTTACCATAATAAGCCAAATCTCCGGCAAATATTTGATTAATGTTTGTTAAACCCACAAATGTATTAATTACGTAATCGGCAGTAGCTACATAAGCCAATTCTCTTTCGTCATTTATATCTAACTCCTTAAGAAAATTCTGGTCCATATAATTAATCTTAAATTCTCCGTCTTCATTTATATTGAAGAAACCATTTTGAACAAATTCAGAGAATTTATCATTTATCTTATTTACAAATAGTCTTTCTATTTCTGCTAGAATATCACTAATATGGTTCCTTTCGAAATCTTCTATATTATCATATTGTAACATTAACTCTTGGAAACTTTGTCCTCCTTTACGAAACTTATTTAGTCCCGGTAAAATAGTAAATAGTTTAGAAAAGGTATCATAGCCTTTAATTCCTGTTTCTACTTCAGATTTTATATTCTTATGGATACGTTTAATTTCAGGTCTTACTGTTTGATAATAGAGTGCTGTTAACAGAGATTTGTTTATTTTATCGATGTTACCTTCTCTGAATTCAAAATGATTATATGTAATTTTAAAACCTACATTATCTAATATTAACTGCTGAGTTTTATCAGAGAAAGTAGGAAACATGGTTCTTATATGTCTTAGTTCTACTCCATGATATATTCCTGTCATAGTTCTGGCACTTTTTAAATCTTGTAAAAGTACCATTGCTATTAAGTCATAATCAGTAGGAGATTGGTCCGTAATTTTATTACTACCTCTGGTTTTCTTCCCTAGTTCTTTCAAAGCATCTAATGCGATATGAGATAATGCAAATCCTTCTTTAAATTTATCATCTTCTTGAAGTTTTCTTAAAATTAGATTTTCAGATGTTAAACTAAGGTTTAACAGCTTTTGTCTATAATCTTCATCGTTCTTAATCTTATAAGCCATATCGCTAGTATAATTAGGTAAATTGATAAGGTAAATATTCTTTTTACCGTCATTAATACTAGTAGAGCTAACCTGATTAGAATACTTAGATTCTATAGCTGCTAGCTTTAATCCATAAGTACTCATAATTGCACTTAATAGAGGTAAACTCTCAGCAGATTTACCCTTTTTATAACTCTCTATATTATCTTCTAAATTGTACAACAAAGAAATAATTTTTCCTAAAGGTGAAATATTTCCATTGGGATTTAATAAACCTTTTAGTTTAATGAACTTCACTTTATTATTATAGAAAATTTTTAAGCCTTTGTCATTAAGTTCTTCTAATGTATCCGTAGATAAATGTACTCCTATATTTTCGAAAGCAGCTTTAACTTTCTGAATACTAATTTCTCCCTTTACATTGGTTTGCCCTGTATAAGTAATATTACCTTTATCGTCCTTAGTTATAACTATTCTAAATTTCTTAGTAGAATTACGTAAAGTAACAGAAGCTTTAGAACCGGGTTTTAGTTTATCAATTATATCTTTAAATGGTTTTAATTTATCTCCGTATAATTTACCTCCTTTTCCGCGAGCCATAATCAACATCTCTTTGTACAGAGAAACATCTACTTCTACATTACCGTAGTCCTCAGGAGGTAACATATCCTCGAATTGTTTAATAGCTTCTTTAAGTTTATCTTCGTTAATGTAGAATTTACCTTCTGTGTATCTAAATAAATCAGATAATAAAAAGCTCTGGTCCCAGTCATTTAAAATACGACGCTTGACACTATTACTATTAGTATCAAATAACATTAAGTTGTAGGTATTTCTTTTAAAATCTTTACCAAACATAGGACTCTTCATATTAATAAAATGTTTGGCAAAGTTTACTACGAATTGAATCTTAGTCTGTTCATCAGTGTTGTCTAATCTTTTTACCAATTCTTCCACCCAAGGATGGGCTGCTTTTGCAGAAAGTAATCTGGCTTTCATTTCTTCATAAGTAGGAGCTACATCGCCATAAGCTAAAATAATCTCAGCTACTTTATCATATATATAATCGAAGTCATGGAATAAAGGAAGTTCAAAAGCTCCTTTTACCTGCTGACCTGTTTTATCCAATTGTTTTAGACCTGAAAAGAAACGGCGTAACTTATAAGGTAAACGTTCTTTACCGTTTTCTTCTAATACACTCTTGCCTAGTTCTTTAGTTCTACCTTCAATATCTTCTTGGTCTAAAGAATCCTCATCATTTCTACGTTCATCATCTGTTAAATCTTCAGATATTTCAAGAATTGTAGCATTTTCATCAATTTTCTTCTCTACGATACCTGTACGTAATTTAACTTCTTTATAAGCTAACTTAGCTATCTTATTTTTGTTTTTAATAATAGTCTCAAGTTTAGCTAGTTCTTGTTGTTTAACTTTAACAAGGGTTAATATTTTCTCTTTTTGAGTTGTAGTTAAATTATCCTTATGTCTTTTAAGTACGGAAATAGAATTATTAATCGTATTATTTATCGACTCTATAGACGGTTCTAATAGTTTTTCAAAATCATCAGTTAATTTAGACATTATATCTTTCTTAGATATATATTGTCCTTTGTCAAATTCTCTTAAGAATGAGTTATACATATAAGTAACTACAGTATGTAACTCTATAGTTGTTAAGCCTTCTATCTCGTTGTAACTTTGTCTAATCTTCTCAAATTCATCTTCATCAATAAATCTAGGTTCTCTGAAGGAAATTTCATTTTTGTTATCTTCTATTTCATTCAAAATATTTTCTAAGTCTTCGTCTATATCATCGGATAATTTTACTTCTGTTACACTAGTTTCTATAGAATTAGCTTGTTCTAAAATATTTAGTAGCTCTTCGTCATCTTCTACAGGAGTAGTATCATTAGTGGTATCGGTATTAGCACTAATATCTTTTAGTTCATCCTTAGCTTTTTTATTTTCGTACTCCGTATTAATTTCTTCTTCTGACTTTACTTCTTCCTTTTTCTTTAATTTAGAAGTTAAATTAGAAGTTTTATCTTTTATCTTTTTACCTAAAGGTATTTTATCAAAACGTTTATCGAGATTATCTTGGTCAGTGCTATTAAATTCAATTCGCGGTTGAGTTCTGGTTATATACTTAGGACTATTCTTAGTACCAATATTAAACGATTTAATATTAGTAAAGAAGTTGTTCTTTAGTATATCTTGTAACGTGTATTTATCATTTACACTATAACCTCCGGTAGCATCAATAAATGAAAACTTCTTATTACTATATTCTTGTAATGCTCTTGCATTAGTAGTAACACGTAAAGAAGTTCCGTACTTATTAAAGAACCTGTCTACGGAGCTCATTATATGATTATCTTTAGTTCTTTTATTTAGAACAATTATTTCTTCTGACTGAGAAGAAGCTAAAACTACATTACCTCCTAATATTACTATGATAGGTAAATCTTTATTATATCCCTCACCTCTTCTCATAGATTGTTTAATATTACCTACTACCTCTTTTACCCTAGCATTAAAATCTACTCCTTCACCTATAGTCTCTATATAAGCATGAGTAAGAGAACGGATATAATTTATAAGCCCGGTAGTTACACTAATATCTCCTACATAGGGCATAAGTTGTTTTATAATCTCACTATGGATATTATTCTTATTAGTAAGATATATCTTGATAGCGTTTTGTACAGAATCTATAATTCCGGTATCCATAAGTACATTAGGCCTGATTACTTTAAACAGGCGATATAATTTGTACTCTTTTCCATTTTTGTATTCGTACCCTATAAAGCGTAATTCAACGTTAGAGCCATTAGGAATACTCTTGCCTGATGTATTTTGAATTACAATTCTATCATCTTCGAACGTAGTTATATTATCTGTCAAGGTATATTTTTTACCATTCAGTAAAATATCACCGTTTATATAATAACTAACTTGTGTATGAGGAGCATACTCAGATAAGGCACCTAACATGTCTTCATCTACAGAGTATACAGAACTACCTCCTACGTTTGTTATCTTAATAATATGGTCTTGATTCTTATTTAATTTATCAAGAGTATACTTTCTAAATAAATAAGTCTTTTTACGCATATTATTAATTAGCGTTCTTGTTTCTTCGGGATTACCTTCATGTCCTATGTTCTTAGGGTTATACCATGAAGTAGAATGGATAAAGAATATTTGTTCTCCTGTATCAGGGTCTACTGCTACAAGAGGTATATTATTGATATAATCTTCATCTGAAGGTCTTAATCTATTTTTACCAACATATTCTCCGAATGTCATTATTTGTTTGGTGCCATCATCGTTATAGACACTTATCATTACATTCTCATAGTCCTCGGCAATCTTCACTTTAAATTCTCTACCGGGTTTCATGTAATCATAATCTACACACTTTTCAGAATCTATATCAGTATTATCTATAATCTGTCCATTTCTATCTATAAATTGAAATGCTGCTTTCATAGATTCTGTTACTGTTTTAATACCTTCTACTTTTCGCTCATCAGGTTCTGTTACAGGAGAAGTGTCTATATCTTCTTGATTTTCTTCAATAACTTTAGCTTCTTCTTCGCCACTATAAAGAGCACTTAATTCTGAAATTTTACTTTGTGTTTCTTTAAACGGGTCAAAAACAGAATTATATATTTTATAATAATCTTCTTTAGGCATACCGTTACCTTCCCATCCTATTACATACAAAGGAAAGTTTTTATCAATTTGTTCTACATCATTAATTTCTTTTACCTTATTAAGGTAATCTTCAAATGTAGGTTTTCTTCCTAGTTCTTTTTCTAAAAACTGAATTTCTTTACCTATTAGATTAATTAATAAGGCTTTGTCCTCTTCTGTCAATTCCCTTTCTAAACTTTTGGGTTCAAATACCAAACCATCTCCTAAAGCATCTTCATCTATTACTTCATCTACAACATCGTCTTTTTTATCTAAATCTTTGACTTCCGTATCTGATGCTGCTTCTTCTGTAGTTTCAGGTTGAACTCTCTTTCCTAACTCTTTTATTGCTTCCTGAGTTTTAGTTAGTTCTTCCTTAGTTTCATCTTTTGATTCCTCTTTAACAGGTTCCTTTTTATTTATTTTATTCCTGGCAGCTTCGGCTTTTTCTTTAGCCTCTTTTAATTTTTCTAAATGTTCATCTTTTATCTTAAGAGCTTCTAGGATGCTATCTGTTTTCTTTAATCTATTTTGTAAAGCAATGTTGTCTTCTTTTAATTCATTAAGAATTCTTATTTGTTCTTTGTAATAGGCGATTTTCTTACGATATTTTTTCTTATTTACTTTTGATAGATGTTCTTTTTTATTCTGTAAAAGACGTATGTTCTTTTGTAGTTTTGTTTTAGACTCTTTTAATTTTTCTTCTAATTGTTTCTTAGTATAGTTTTCCGATTCAACTAAAAACTCTTTAGTATTAAGAATAGCATCTACAGCTTGAAATAAATGTAAACTTTCTCGTTCTATCTCATGATAAGATTTAGCAGGATTAACAAAAAAGGAATTGGTCTTTATAACGGTTTTCGATGTTCCTTCTTTAACAACTTGTTCTTTTGTAGGTTCTTTATCTTGACCTTTCTGTTCTACTAAATCAGGTTCGTCTTTATTGAGGTCCTTATTGTTTTTCATTCCCTCAACAATATCATCTATTACTTTTTCTTGATGTCTAGGGTCTACCCATTTGTTATACAGACGATTACTTTCGTCTTTATTAAATTCAAGATTATATTTATCAAAATGATTTTTAATTAAGGAAAGTTTTGCATCATTATCATAGTCTACCTTCTTTTTTAAGTTGTTGTAAACTTCATTTAAATTCTCATTTTTACTTACTTCATCAAAAGTAGTTTCTAACTCTTTCCTTTTTTCCTTGAAGTACTTTAACTTTTTAACTTTACCTTTAAGCTCATCTATGTTTAACTCTTTGGTAGTAGTTTTTGAAAGTTGTTCAAAATCTTCTTCGTCTAATAATTTATTTATCTGTTTATTAGTTTCTTTTTCGTTTACTTTTGAATTTTTATTTATAGAAGTTTTTAACTCTGATTTAAGTTTATCTATCATTACATCCAGAGCTGCTGCTTTAGAATGTAAACGTAATAGTTCTAATTCCTCGGGATTAGTAGTAAATTGAGTATATTGTTCTTCTATAACGTTACCAAGTTCTTCATCTTGTTTACCATATTCCTTTCTTAAGAAATCATAGTAAACAACATTAGTAAGACTATTTTTATCTACTTTATCTCTATGTGTTTCGTAACTTTCACTTAACTTATCCAAGTCCTTTAAATAAGTATTAAACTCATCTAAGGCTGCTTTAGCTTCGGTATCACTTCTAATATTAAGGTCTTCGTAAATATCTTTATCTTTGTTTTGAAGGCCGTTAATTATAGTAGTCACCATTTCTTTATAGCTCTCGAAGCTCTGAACTTGATTATCAGACATCTCTTGTAAGTGTAATCCGTTAACAGCAGTAAGGATATTTAATTGACGTCTATAAGTTTTAGCAGATTGAGTATCTCCTCTTTCTTGAGCTTGTCTTATTTCGTCTATGAGAACAGTTCTTGTAGCGTTTATTTTATTTTTAAAAGTACTGTATTTATCATCAAAATATTTTTTATTTCTAATCTCAGTAGGCTTTCTTAATAATGAAGAGCTAGCGTCCATTAATAAACCTCCCATTGCACCAGCTGCAAAAGCATTCCAGTTATCTGCATTAGTTAACTCTCCGGATAAGAAATTACCGCGAGAATCTTTAAGAACTAATCCGCTACTGGTTTCAGCGTCTAACATTGAGAAATTCTGAAATACATTTTGGGCAAATTCTTCAGTACCTTCGGATAATATTTGTATTCCTCCTTTAGCAGCCATTCTACCGACTTTACTTCCCATGCTGGAGATAAATTTCTCTACAATTCCTTCTGTGCTCCCTGCTACAGGATTAACAAACATAGCTCTTGTAGCTGCTATATCCAACGGTAATAATGCCATATTTAAACCAAAAGTTTGACTAGCTGCTCTAGAAGCTATAGCAGAGGCTTCTTCTTTGCTATATCCATTATCTAAAAATGCTTGATAAACTTGGTCATAACTTTGTTTACTTTCTTGAATACTCTCTTTATATCTTTGATAAGAACCTACAACAGTCGCATAATTTTTAATTTTTTTACTTTTACTTGCAGTCTTAGCAAATTCAAATAAGTTTTTTGATTTCTTACCAATGTTAGCTATTTCTTCAATACCTCCTGTGCCACCTGTTAAAGCTGCAAGTAAAGCTGTTTCAGCAACAGTTTCTAACATCATTCCCAAACTGGTACCTGAACTAGCAAACCAATTAAACCAAGCTGCTGGGTCTGAAGGGTCAAATTTACCAGGATTCCTTTCATATATCTCAGCTTGATGAGACAATATTTCATCTGATAATCTTGTAAAGCCGTTATCCATAGAGCCTTTTACTATACCCGCGGCTTTTAGTCCACTAGATAAATCTAATGTTGCACCTGCACTAGACACAAAAGCTCCTGCTGTTTGTAAAGCAAAATTCCAAAGAGAAGCACCTGCTCTTTCCCAGTTACTCTGGTTATAAGCATATTGGGCTACTATATCTTTGTCGGGGATAAACTGATTTACTCTACCGAGATAATACATATCTTTAGAAAAAGAATGTACAGGTCTGTAAATCCCTATATTAATTTTTTCTTTTCTAGCTTGACCGGTTAATGGATTAACTAAGTCAGCATTTATGTATGTAACTTTTTTAGTGTTACTAGGCTTTTTATCACCTGGTCCAGGTAAATTAATTTTATATGGCATTAGAGTAAGTTTTAATTATCTAGTTGAAGTTCTTTGTCCTACACTATAAGAAGAAGATTGACGTTGTTTAACTTTATTACCGCTTCTCATATACCAAGGAATTACAGATTGTTTTACAGGAGGTATAGTTTCGCTTAAATCAATATCCTCTCCGTATTGTAACTTAGCTAAATCCATAGCTAATAGTCCTACAGTAGGATATAATCCGTATGTAGAAGTTTGATTATTTTCATCAGTCATTGTTACAGGAACATAACCATCTTCTGTTTTAGCATAGATAGCTGCACTATATTTGGTTCCGGTAACTGTAGGAACAGGTACAATATCTACTTTTATATCATACCCTTGAGCATTCATTCTATAAGTTGTTGTACTAAGAGGAGATTCTGAGTTAGCAGTAACATCATTATTCATAAGGTCTATAATTGATGTTTCTATATGATAAGCAGCTTTGGGTAATCCTCCAACAAAAGCATTAGCGGTAAAAGCATCTGATTGAGTATAAGTACGAGCATTTTCACTTAGATAAGCACCTAAGCGTTTTCCGTTTTCAGATTCATCAGGAGCTACAAATGATATTACTCCGGGTTCACCTTCTTGAGTTTTTAATTTAACTCCGGCTTCTCTTAGTGCTTTAGTATCAAATTGAACCCAATATCTTGTACCTGATTTACCGGGAGTTGCTTTAATATCAGTTATAAAACTTTCAATAGGTTTTCCTGTCATTTGTTCTATTTCTTTGAATCGAACAGATTTTTTAGTTACAAACCTATTTAAACCTTTAGTATTTTTACCACCTGTAGTATAGTCGCCTTCCGATTCTGCAAACAAATTATCATTAGTGTAAATATTAGAATCATCAAACAAAGTAGTTCTCAATAAATTCACTCCTGTCGGGTCAGTAGTCAAAGGTTGAGTGACATCTAGAGCATTATAAGAGAATGCGTTCTTGTCCGAATTAGTAGAGTACCAATCATTCTTAAAGGTTTTCTTATCATCGTCTAATTTGGAATATTGTTTTAAACTACCATTACTCTTCATTTGATACAAAGTCTGTATCATACTTTCGGAATAACCTTTCTTTTCCATTCTTTTTTTGAATTTATCATAAGATACAAACGGGTCTGAACCACCTACAGTAAGAGTATAAGCTTGATAACTACTATTTGCATCTTCTATAGCTTTGTCTAATGTTACTCCTTGCTCTCTTAATTTTTCATTTAATAGATTATAGAATTCAACATTTTGTTTTGACCAACCTTTCTTTAATAATTGTTGGTCTGAGTAATTATCAGAACTTTGTTCGAAGTTAGTTAAACGTTGAAGTTTATCATTGTAACCTACTAATTGAGCTTCTAATTCTTTTATCTGTACCTGTTTAGCAACAGCTTCTTGAGAATTAGGGTCCAACTTATCAAGTTCACTTTGCAAAGTAGCAATCTCTTTAGTTGTAGTTTTTACATTAGTATTTATCTCTGAAATCTGTTTAGCAACAGTCTCATGATTGAATTCTTTTGGGTCAAGTACTTGTACTGTTTGAGTAGTGCCGAATATGACTTTACTTATACCCATTTCCATTTCTTTAAGTTGACGCTGATGTTCATATCTAGAATCTTCCAAAGCAAACTTGTCAGCAGTAACTCCTGTTATTCCGCTTTCTTTTTTAACAAAGCCGTATTTCTTAGCAGCAAAAGTAGCAGCACTATTTATTGTAGAAACAAAGTACTTAGTAAACGGGTCAGCATTTTCTAATCCGGGAATGTTACTAGCCATCTGGTCAATCTGTGATTCATTAAGATAACCAAGCTTAGTATCTACTATAAATCTCTGTTGATAATAATCTCTAACTTTAGAGTTATTAGCTAAAGAATTCATCATCGCGTCATACACTTCTTTTTCATCAACAGCTTCCCAACCAGACTGAGATTTAACCCAGTAGTTACCTTGTTTATCTACTCTATAAGTTTTACCGGCATCTGATTGCCACCCTTTACCCAGTTCATTAACATATTGAGTTAAGTCAGTATACTCAGCAGGAGCCATACCTGAGAAACCTTTATATTTACCGCTTTCCTTATCGTAATTAGTTCCTTCCCAAGTTACATAAGCATATTGTTTTAATTTCTGAATATCTTGAGGTCTAAATTTATCAGGATTCTTTTTGCTCAATTCATCAATATCTTTTGACCATTGTTGATAAGCATTAAAATTTCCTTGAATAGCAGCCCATTCTCCCTCTGTAGATTCATAGTAGATGTCTTTACCTAGCTTTTGAATCTTAGGCATCATTTGACGCCATTCCAGGACATTTTCATTTAAATTATTAGTAACATCATCTATGTTACCTTTAAATCCGCTAAATATTTCTTTTAATCTGGATTCATCTTCTGAACCCAAACCTTGTCCTCTTAGACTTTTTAAATAGTTATCTAAGCTCTGCTGTTCAGCAGTAATCATTCTATCTTGAAACTGAACAGTCTTAATCATTAATTCTTCGGGTAACTTAAAAGAATAATCGATTAGCTTAGGACTAGAAGTTTTATAAAATCTTCCCATGATTATCTTCCTGATGTAGATTTAGTATGACCTTTACTATCGTAGAAATATACGTCAGATGCGTCAGAATTCATTCCTATACCGATATTATTAACAGTCATAGAAGGTAACAGATTCATAAATAATCTGTTATATATATCTTGATTTATATCTTTACCAGCCTTTTGTCCAACTAAACTAGCTGACATAAAATCTTGACCTAAGTTAGTGTAGAAAGCGTCTCTGTCTTGTCTGTTTTCCAAATCAGCTCTTTCCTCAGCAGTCATTCTAACTTGGTCTTGATTCAACTGAATATTAGAACGTTGATTTTCTAATCCCATTAATGTTTCTATTAGAGATTTACTTATATTCTCCCTAGCCTTTAAGTCCTGCATATGAGTAACAGTATCTAAAGCACGCTGAACATTTATTGTTCTGGCACTCATTCTATTTCTGTCATAAGCACCTGATGAACTTAAGTCAATATCTTTTGTATACTCTTTGGCAATTTGTTTAGCAATTGCTTGAGCTTGTCTATTTGTTTCCAATGAGTTATTCCCATATTGTTTAAAGAAGCTCGTATTTTCTCTGTCTCCCATTCTATTAGCTAAAGTAGTACTAGCAGGAGCTAATCCTCCAAATATAGTAGAACTCATACCTATTACGTTACCTATAGTACTAGTATACGCAGAATCTCTGTTGGAATCAATACCTGTTCCTGTTCCAGTTCCTGTACCACTACTACTATTATCTGCATTATTACCGTTTAATAATGCATCTATGGAGGAACCATTATTATAGTTTCCTACTCTTCCTTGAATGTTATCAAGATTTTCTCCGGGTACATTTTGAGAATCTTCGTATACTCTACGTTCATCTTCGCTGTTAAGGTATTCTGCATAAGTTTTATGTACTTTACCAACATATTGGTCAGCTAATTTCTCATGTAAATAAGTATTAGCTTCATCTGTAGAACTAAATGTATCTCCGTACTTTGAAGTATAAAACTTAACAAAATCGTTCCACTTATCGGGATTATTTCTATAAACATTATCAGCATCTAATTCTAAAGCTGCTAAGTTATCAAGGTTCCAGTTTTTACCGTTATAATAATTAGCAGGCAATTTGATATTGTCTTCAAACTGCCAAGTTACATTAGAGAAGTCTCCGTTAGGAGGAATATCTGCACCATAAGCTAATTTAGGTTTAGTAGCGGTTTTTTTATTAACTGCTTGAGCAACCATCTTCTGAAATGACATATCATAATATTCTTGTAAGGAAAAAACATCTTTGGTTCTGTCTAATGTGTTTTTAGCAATAGGGTCTGAAATATCCGAGTTAGCTTTCTTTTCTAATTTATTGAGTACTTTTTCGCGTTGCTCTTTTCTTTCAGCCATTGTTTTACCGTCAATTTCTATTCTATCGGAATATACTTTAGTACCTCCTGGCAAATTAGCATCTACACCACCTTGTTCGTGTTTTTTACCTTTAACTTTAGTTATTCCGGTACCGTCATCTATAACTTCACCTCCTTCGACTTCTACAGGTATATCTCCTATGATACCTCCTCCTGCGAACAGTTTATCAATTAATTGTTCCCCTATAGATTTTTGTTCTTTATAAGGAGAAGCAAAAGGGTCAACATTAGGTAAACGTTTATTAGTATCACCTAATTGAGCTACGGAGTTAGAAAGCATTGTTTCTAATAAACCTAGTCCAAAAGAACCTCCGTATCCTACAATATCGTTGTTTAAGTCCATAATTTAAGAATTTACAAAATTAGTAACTGTACTGATTCCTAATACTTTAAACCTAATATTAGAATCGTTGTTATTATATATTAGACGTATGCCTAAATAATTATCTTTAAAAGGTTCAAGATTATTCCAAGGTTTGTTTAAGTCTAAGCTTAAAGGATTAATAACCTTGTCGTTATACCAGTACCCTTGCAAATATAAGTATAATTTATCTTTTATAAAAATTGGCTCTGTATAATCGGTTCTGTAATCTCTTATATCGTTAACAGAAAACACACCATTGTTTTTATCTACTAATACTCTTGTATAATTGTTGCTTATTTGATTCAATAAATATGTTTCATTTTCTTCTTTAACTTCTAAAGATTTTAAGCCGGATATTTGTCTATCATTATAAAATAGTACGCTTGTAAAGAATACATTTCTTAGAGGATTAAAATCTTTGTTAGTAGAATTATATTCAGAAGCTTCTACTTTTACTCTTATGAACTCATTAAAAAATTGATTTAACAAATTTGTAGGAATTGCAAGGTCAATAACAAAATCTTCTGTATTATCATAATAACTACCATAAGAGGTAGTATTCTCATGAGAATAAATTCTACTGGTATTAATATTATCTAAGGAACCATCTACTGATATTACTCCGTTATCTGTTCTACAATATCTACTTGGAAAATAAGAATGATTAGATACCCAAGCCATAACATTTAAAGAGAAAGATAATGTTTCGGCTAAGTTTACAGTTTGATTATCGTGTTCAAATCTATCTTGTTTAGTTATTATAAAACGGTTATTTAGTTCATCGAATACACTAATAAAACCATTATACTCACTTAAATGTAATTGCTCCAAGTATTCATTTGTAGTAAGTGTAGTAAAATCTTTAATTTTACCATATACTCCTTGACATAAGTCTTTTAATCCACTACTGCTTATTAAATATATCTTATGATTAATATCGTCGACAAATAAGATTGAATTATTAGACTTAGTAACACTTCTGGAGAATCTGGTTCCTACTCCTCCTATAGAATCATCTATCAATCTTTGAGGACCTTGACCTAAGAATTCTCCTGTTCCTATAAAAGTAACAAAATCATCGTTAATCCTTTCTTGATAATTAGGAGGATATACGAATAACATTCTATCTGTAAAGACATATAGTTTCTCTCCTAATATTTCTATAGCTGTTATATTACCATATTCCGATGTTAAGTCGCGATAGTTATTAGGTAAGAATGTTCTATAAGTATCAGCCTTATCTTCTGAAAAACTTCTTTCTGACCATAATATACGATTACTCCATTTCTCTAGACATTTAGAATTACAATCGTAAGTTTTGGGAATAGAGAAATATACCTTTTCTCTTGGTAAACGAGAATAATCTAAATTTGCTTTGAACACATCGGGAGTAGGAATAAATCTTAAAGATACTCCTATATCATCTTCTCTAGCATCGTCAGTAAATAAATATTTACTTTTATAAAACTCTTTTAAACTACTAATACCGTTACTATAATTGGCTCCCATAGCACCGTTAGTAGTTCTTAATCTTAAATCAGCATTGATTTCCGAATCAAGAATAATACCGGTAGCATACTCTCCCATACTATAAATAGTATCGTCTATTACATCTCCTGTTTCTCCTTTGAATTCCTCCGTGTCTAAAGCTTCTAATAGTTCTCCTTCAGTTAAATCCTTTATCACTTCACTCATTACTTGAGTACTTACGATACCAACGAAAGTTAACATTTCTGCTACTACAGCTATTGCAACAGGTAACGCTGCTCCTCCTGTTAATATAGTGGCTGCAATACCTAAACCTACAACTACCCACGCAGCAAGAATGTTACTTATAGTTTCTCCTAATCTTCTAGGTTTATCTGTTTTATAATAAGTACTTCCTTGTACATCAAAAACCGAATAAAAGACATCGCCCTCTTTTATTTCTACAGAAGTCGAGCTAAAATCTTTTACATCAGTATGAGTATGGTAGTATTTAATGAAATCCAATTCATTATGAATATTGTTATTTTCATTAATCAAAGTAACAACATTTACTTCTGCCTTATTAGAAATAGGAGTATTTACATAAGGCAATTCTATATCAGCATATACTACAACTGCCGGAGAATCTAATGTAGCATTGACCAAATCAACATCGGTTATAAATCCATACATTTTATTACATGCACTCAAATAAGTCTTTTTTAATACATTAGCAGAATAACCTTTAGTAGTCATATCTGTTGTACTTAAAAGATTATACGGAATAAAATATCTTAATTGAGCAGCTCGATATATTAATTTCCAATCCATTCCATCAGTATCTCCCGGTACTAATCCAAATAAATAACCTTTGGAAGAACTTCCCGGATAAGCATTTTCTTGTAGTAAAGTTTGAGTAAACACATCTCCTTTAAATACTCCTTCGTATTGAACCTTAGAAAATGAAATATCGTTATTATCATTCATTATTTTAGGACTCTTTAACCAAAAAGTATTACGTGTAGGTGTAGAATTTAAGTATTTGTGTTGCCATAAGTGATAAACTAATGCTTTACCGGAAGAACTATGGTAAGATAACTGATTTGCAATACCTCTGTCAACTACCCTCCTATTAACCGAATCTCTTTCAGCAACTACTATATAGAATCCAATTACATCATCTGAAGGTTTATCTATATTACTAAATTTAGGATATACGATTGTTGCAATAGAGTTTTTAGATAATCCAAGATATTTTATTTCTGCGGATATATTTGTAGCATCTCCTTCTGTTCCGTCAGTCTTAACTAATTTTAATGCGTGAATTGTTACTGTATCAGCTTGAGGAATATCTAAACCTGTATAAGTATACCAAGTTAAACTTGTAGCAGTAATAGGTATTGCTTTATCTACATAAATGTCTTTGTTACCTATATGGTAATTAATAGTAACTTTTAAAGTATAAGTTGATGGCCAAGATTCTGGCGATGTCCAATTAATTTTAACTAATGTAACGGTTTCTTTATATTTATTATTTGTATAAGTAGGAATAAGGTACTTCTCAGGAAATTTATGATGACGAATATGTTTACCTTCTAATGTATTTCCGTCAAAATCTACTCCCCAATAATTATTATCGGCACAGTCTCTAGGTTCATAAGTACCTTCTTCTACAACATAATAATCCATATTAGAAGTAGTACAATCTGAACATCTACCGGGTATATGATACACAGGACTTTTAGTACCGTCTGCATATACATATACTATTCCAAAAGCATAAACTTCACCTGCTGCAAATCCCATTTTAGGAACAAAAACCGATTTAGAAGAATTTTCACTTTTAGTATTTTCTATATCTACTGCTTCCGTAACATAATCAACTTTTATTTTAGAAGCGTATTTTTGTAATGAGCACCAATCTTCTTGTTTACCTTCTCCGTTAGCTAATATTAATCTTGAATCTAGTTGTTTAATGAATTTTACTCTTTCTACATCCGGTTTATCTAAGAAAATTTCTTCTTTAGTTACTTTAGAATATCCATTCCATGTTCCGTCTATAATAACAACATCTTGATTTATACTGTGTGGAGGAGAAACTAGTACATCAGTTATCATTCCTGTAGCATTTATCGCTCTAATTACTGCTATTCTATAATAACTGAAATATTCGTTATCTTTATTATCAATGGTTAATTGAATACTTTTTGAAGTTTTTAAATCGGAAAATAAAGAATCGAATACAGTATCTTTTTTATCGTTACTGTAAGAACCTGTTATTTCATAAGGGTTATTCTCTACATTATCTTTATATACATTAACTACTCCTGATATAGTTATCCAGTTGGAACCTGCCATATCTTCTGTTAAGTATTGTATCGCGAAATTATAGGAACCGGAATCCAGACTACCTCCTAAGTTTCTTACTTCAGGTGTTAATGTAGGTATTGTATAATCAGAAATTAAAGTTAACCTTTTTTCTATCAAATTACCCGAATCATCAAAATAATCGTTTATTTTATCAATATCTATTTTTCTGGGTTTGTTTATATTATCTGTAAAATAAACTACTTTTTCACATCCTCTTATCTTTCTAAACGTAGCATTAACTAAGCTATTTTTCTTTAGATTCAAAGAAGCTGTAGGCGGTATTAACCATTCAAATGTACCCTCCTTATAAATCCCTATTCCTGAGTCAGAATCGTCGTTTTTTACTAAGAATAGAAGAATTTCATTGTCGCCAATATATATATGACCTATAGTAAGATAATCTTCTATATTTATTTTAAAAATAGTAGAAGGTTCATTTTGTAATAAACCGTCTACATTTAACACAGCGTTTTTAGCAAAACGATAAGTTTTTTCAGGCTGTAATTTAGGATTACTATCTGTATTTAACTTTAATAAAGGAAACGTATATTTATCACTATATTGTTGCATCAGAATGTAAGTTTAGTAGTATTTTTCAGTTCAGTAAAGAGAGATTCATAATCTCTTCCGTATATAGGCTTTAACCACATTTGAGCAAGATTCTCCATAGAATCCACTCCTGAAGGTATCATACTCGCTGAAGCAGCTTGGCCACAGTAATCTTCCCATTCTTTCTTTGCAAATTGGTATTTGTTAATAGGAATATCGTTAGAGAAGTAATATTGTTTTTCGAGATACTTATAAACAATATATTTTGTAACTGCTGTGATATGCGAATAATCATTAGGAATTAAGGGATAACCTTCATCGTCTATAGGTAACATCATATATGACATTGCTATAATGGCATCGGTAAAGTTAAACCTTAATATTTCGCCTTTAATTACTGTGTATTCTAAATCACATCCATGTTGATAATTATCAGAACAATCTGACATAGAAGCAAACGTAGAACTAGATTTTCTAACAGTACGATAATCTCCTATACCTAAAACTTTTTTAGTTTCCGGCGTAAATCGAATTACTATATCAGTACAAGATTTATTAGCAGTATCTTCACAAGTGTTTTCTTCTGTACTTTTTCTAATAAAATACTCCGGTTTCTCTGAACATAAAGCTGTAAGATTTCTACATACATCAGGACCGTGTCTTAATGTTATGATTTGATTTATTTCAACTAAATCACAGGGAATCTTAACTTGATAATTCTTAATAGCAAAGAATTTAACTACTTGCTCTAAATCAGGTACTGCGTGTATAGCACTTAATGCTTCTGCTACCCATTCTACTACTGTAGCTTCGTCTAAATTGACTAAATTATAATCACGATATAATTTAGTAAATATCGTATGTATATTAGTGTAAGTCTTCATTTTTTCTATATGTTTTACCTTCTTGTATCATTTTACTTAATAAACGAGCATTTGTTCTGCTTAATTTAAATTCATATACGAATTTATTTCGGAACCAAGATTTTCTACGAGACCATATTATCCTATATCTATACCCGTCACTGTGCTCATTAAAATAATATATGAGTTTTTTTTCTTCTTTAGCTTTAGGGTCTCTTTCCCACAATTCTTTTGTAGCTTTCCAGTTAGGTGCTAAACCTTTGATTTTACCATCTTCTAACCGAGGTTTAATTTTCCTACCCGCTATAAATAAAGAACCTAATCTAGAAGGTAATACTATCTCTTCTCCTTCTAGTAAACTGTTAGCCATATACTTATTAAAATCATAAGCTATATCTAAGAATCGTCTTTTAGGATAATCCTTGCTAATAGACTCTTCGTATATATCTTTTAATGTCATTCTCATTATTTCGAATTTTGAATTATACTGTCTTTACTGTCATTAGATAAATCTTCTCTAGTTCTATAAAGTGTTGTAACTAACTCGTTAATAGCGTAACTAATAATCTCATCTATAAATTCCTCTGGTACCGGAAACTCAGCTTCATAGAGGTCTTTACAATTAGTACCATTTTTACAATCATATAAATAAGCTTTTACAGGATTAGTAAACGCTGCTTTAATACGAATTTGTTTCATTTTATAAGTATTAGAAACATAGAGATAATTATTTTTGATGAAGTACCAAGGTTTATTGGCTGTGAATCTATTACCGCCTATGTATTTAAATTGCTCAAAAGTAGTCTTATTAAATCTAATTGCTCCGTCTATACTACTTACATTAGCAATTAATAATTCGCCGTTAAAATACTTTATTTCCGGCAATTCACAACTAGTTTTAGACACATAACAATCGTTTAAAGCATAACAGGAACAATCAGATAAATTAGCTTGTTCTAAATTTTCACAGTCTACTATCTGATAAATAGAATCTTTGTTATGCATATTACTATACTGCTTATTCTTAAAAATAACGCTATCTCTGGCAGTAAGTAATTTATTATATATGTGTCTGTTAGTGAGTCTGCTATCGTCTGATTCTACACCTTTAGAATAAAGAGATTGGACCCTTTGTATAAGTTCTCCTGTTTTCATAATATTCTTTTAATTTTTCAGAGAAATCTTCAGTTTCATATATCTTATAACTGTAAGGTTTCAAGTGAATTATTCTTGTTTTATAAACTTCAATTCCTGTAATTTGCTCAATCATCATTTTATAATGCGATAATTGAAGTTGGTACTTATTAAAACTGTTATTTTCTAAATTAGCAAAAGGTTTTAGTAAATAACCATAAGCTTTAAATAAATCAGTATTTGTTTTGTAGTCATCGATTACTAAACCTTTATCTGTTATCCATACTAAATCAGCTGTACCAGCGAACTTATATAATTTGTGATACATTCTAAGTTCCGGTAACAGCTTCACATCTACGGTAAACATCTTTTCTAAATAACAAATAGCAGCAATTTTCTTACCTGCTAATTTATCATCTAAATCGATATTTTTAATTTTCCTAAGAGCATAATTTTCAGCAAATTCATGTACTTCTGTACCTTCTTTAGCTGCTGTTGCTCCTATTTCATCCCACTTTTTTAATACTTCTTTTGCTGTAGTATTGTCTCTTTTAGCTACATAATTAGCAATGTTTTTATCAAATGGCTTATAAAACTTCTTTAGTTTGTAGGATACTGGTATGAACTCTTCTTCGCCTACAAAGTAACGATGTTCTTCTTCATTAAAAGATAAATCTTTAAATTCTTCTTGTATCTGTTTTTTAATTAAAGATTTATATTCAGTAGAGGTATCCATACAATTAAGTTTTTGATTTCTACAAATATACTAATTTCCGTAATTATTCGCTAACCATATCTCATATTCTTCATCGTTTATAGGTACACCTTTATATGTAACGCCTTTAAATCTTCCGTTATATTTATCGCGATATACCAACCTATTAAAATCGTTTATGGTATATGCTAATAGAGTTAATAAATGGTCAAAGATTGCAATAATCTTTAACATTTTAAAAGGGTACATTCTTCCGTATATTATTTCTTCAACTCTATTTTCAAAGTTACGAATTTTACCGTCATTAGTCTCATTTATAATATCAATAACTATTTCCGGAATGCCCTCTTCTTTCCACTTTTCAGTATATAAGTTAACAGTTTCGTAAATCCATCGAGTTATAATTGTGTCTAATTGCTTTTTAGTATAACTCTTTTTTTGCAACTGATTAGCTAATTTAAAAGTTTCTTGCCTCCAACATCTTAATTTAATTAACAAGGCTTGAGAGAAAACCTCTCTATTTTTCTTTATTTTCCATTTATTTATATCGTATATTGCCTTACTCATTTCTTCGAATATAGCATGGTCTGTAAGTTTAAACCTACTTACTTTCCAATGCAAATATACTCTCTGAAAGATTATCAGAAGTAAACTAGTAACTCCTGTAATGAATTCAGGTTCGTTAAAAATCATCCTAGATACGCATTTTTGCAGTGGCCCTTACCAAATATAGAATCTATAAGTTTAACAAATTTACATCCGAAAGATGTAAGTAATCCGTTAACCTGTAAATATCCTAAAGCTTGAGATATAGTATGTTCTCTATTACCAAATAAAGTATCTCTTTCTTTAGTAACAAATAGTTCAATGAAGTCACCAATTAATACATTTCCTAAAATATCTAAGTATAATGCTACCTTATAACAAATATCTGTTATTACAACATATATAGAATATAACAAATCTTTAAGGTACTGAACTATATTCTTTTTTTTCCTTACGAAGTAAGGCATTATAAGAAATGAATAAATTAGTCCTATAGGAATCAATATTATTGCTAATAATATTGCAGCAATCAGCATTATAAATGCTGTCCATCTTTTATCTTTATTTAAAGTTTCCATTAGTTCGAAATTATTAAAAGGTTATCCATTGAAAATACAGGAGTGATATCATACGCATTCTTAGAACGCCAAGATATTACTAATCTTTTAGTAGTATTCCTAGCAGCTGAAATATCTATTTCATGAAAAGTCCATTGATGTAATCCTGTAGGTAATATATATACTGTCCCTGTTACTTCCGTACCTATTGCAATACTTGTATCAGTAGATGCTAGAGTTATTGTACCATAAGCATAATCTTGAATACCGATACCGTTTAAATATGTAAAAATCTTTATTATATCTTTATCTGGTAAAGTTATATCACGGTACATATGAAATACATTAGTAGCATCAGCTCTAAATACACAATCATCAGTATCATATGCTAAAGATAAATAATTACCGTCTAATGGCACTACACATTCACTTGTAACAATGAAATGATTATCTCGTGTATCTTGAACAAACACCCAACCTGTTGTAGGGTCAGTATTACCGTTACTTGGTAAATCGTCATCGGTAAAATATTCTGAAAATACTACATTACCTATAATGGTACCGTCAGGAGAACACCAACCTTCTTTTCTAAATGTTACAATATTCTGAATGTCCGTATTAAAAATTACAGCTCCTCTTTCTATATTAGTTAATGCTAACATTTCTGTTGTAGTATAATTAGGTAAAATTAAAGGAGCGTAATGTTTTCTTGTATTTCTTATTTTATCTACTAATCCCATAATAATTAAGGTTTAATTTGAATTACTATATCTCCTCTGTCTAAATAAGGTTGTATTACAGTTTGGTCATCCTCTGAAACTGTATTAAAATAAGCTATTGCAAAGTTGTACTCTTTGAATATAAATTTAGTTTCTGCTTCTTTATTAAGTTCAATAATACTTTGAAGTAGTTTTCCTAAATCATTTTGTTCTAAAATAGCATCTGTAGATACTTTATTAGGAATCATTATTCTAACAGGTTTATCTGTCAATTTCCAATTAAGACTTGTAGATATCGTATAATCTGATTCTTTTCCTTCTAATAGACTATAAGCATATTCTAAATAATTAATTTCTGTATTAATCTTAGAATATAAATCTATTTCTAAAGTTTTCGATGCTACAGGACTTGGTTCAAATTCCGAAGCATAAATGTCGTATTTTATCTTATTACCGTATACATCTACCGTTGTTATCTTTATGATAGAATGATTTGTTTTTGAATTTAGTTGCATATTTTTAAGTTTTAAGATATATAAATGTTATCATGAATGACACTAGAAGAAGAAGAATCTCGTACATAATTTAAAAAATTATTATCTACGATACTATTATTTGCGTCAGTATTAATTCCTACTCCTTTAGAGTTAAAAAATCTACATCCGGAAACTCTTGTGTAAGTAGCGCGGATTCCTATTAATAATTCTCCTGCGAAATAACAATCTGAGAATCTGTTACTATAAGGATAATTTGAAGTCGGGTTGGTAACATTCATTACATCTGTACTAGTAAAATTACAACCTTCGAAAGAATTATTTCGATATATTGAATTAAAAGTTGTAGCTGCTATTTCACAGTTTATAAATTTAGCATCACTTATATCCCAGAAATTATTTATAGTACAATTCTCATATAATACTCCTCCTCTAGCCCAATCGATACTACAATTATTAGCTTTTCCCGAATCTATTGTATTTATTCCGGTACCATTAGAGATAGTGCTTTCAGACAATTGTAAAATACCTCTATACTGTGTATTAGCATCTGATAAAGAAACTGTTAAATGATTAATTGTAGAATTAATAACAGCTATTAATTGACCAAAGTAGCCTGTTAATGTTAATCCGTCAATGTCAGCATTTTGGATTCTCAACAAAGAAGCATAATCGGTGTATTCAGTAGGACTATTAACAGTAATAAAATTACAGGTACCTCCTATTTGAACATAAGTCTTTTCGTTGGTATTAACTATAATATTTTCTCCGGTAAACCTAAGAGTAGAATAAGTATCGGTGTTTGTTCTCTCAATAGTACAATTAACTAAATTAACATCATAATTATCAGAAGTTGTTGTATTAGTTTCAACAACTAATTTAAGATTATGTATATTAACTAAGTTACTATTTACAAATATTTGTTCTGTACCGTTAAAAGTAATAGTATAAAAATCAGCTCCGTATATTAAAAGTTGTTTATCAACTGTTATTTTATTTGGTTCTGTAATATCACTTATTATTCTAAGTCTATGCTTATTATCCTGTACAGCATCGTATATAGTAGCATATTCTCCTCCTATTCCTACAGTACTATCAAAATATATAGTTATCCATTTATTATCCTTATACATCTGAAATTCCTGAAGGTCAGTATTAAAAATCTTAAAACCTTCTTCGATATTAGTAAGAGCATCTCTTTGCTCTATACTTAAGTTCCTATATGGTATAGCTAATTGTCTCATATCTTTAATTAATAGTTAAATTAAAAAATACAGTATCGTTGTTATCATCTTGATATTCCAACATACAACTATTATCATTTCTCTGTACTATTTGTCTAGTGAAAATAGAATAAATAGCAGTAGTTTCCGTAGGAATCTCTAAGGACTTATTTTCAGTAAAACAAGTTAAATTAACAATATCATCTGCTTGATTACTAAAAATAACATTTGTTACATTATTAACAAATTGTAAAGTATAAGTGAAAATAGTATCTGTTATACTATATAAGTTTAAATTCTCAATATTTTGAATCAATAGAGAACTACAATCTATTATAGTAGAATCTTTTAAAACTCCAATATTTAAATTTGAACTAGAATCAATATTACATGACTCTAATTTATTTGCTATAATAGAACTGTCTAATATTTTGGAATTTTCAGTATTATTCAAAATACTACTTACACCGGATATAACAAAAGTATTAGTCGAATTATTAATTACTACATTAGAACAATCTACAAGATTTAGTTTATCAGAGTTCACAATCTGAACTTTTTCAACGTCAATTAATTTTAAGTCTTTACTACTTTCTATATAGTAATCAAATTCGTCTGTACCCATATCAACTTCGATAAAACTGGAATTTACTATTGCTAAATTCTCTACTCCTGAATTTTGGTCTAAAAACCAATAAGTAGAATCTGTAGCAATATACTTTTTATCTTTTATAATAGGGAATAGTATAAAGTAACTTCTATTAGTTACAGGTATCCCAGCTGTTGTATCAATTAATACTTTATACACATCATCATTATAAGAAACTAATTGATTAGCTGTATAAGTATCAGATACCGAATATTCGGTTACATTAGGCGCATATAATACAGTTTGGATAGCTCTAAAGTCAAAATAAGCAATAATTTTATTTATCACGTCTTCGCGATAAATTATTTTATTTTGAGTAACATCATATATGATTAAATCGTTAGGATGAGCTAACGAAACCGCTATTGAACTAATATTATTCTTACTAATAGCTGATACAAATAATATTTCGTTTTCTCCGTATTTTGTAGTTGTAGTAAAATAATCCTTAAACGTATATGTTGTTCTGAAATCTGTTATTTTATAAGTCTGAGAAGATTTCAATTCACTGTTATTAATCAGATTTATTAACTCCGAATAAGTTACTTCTATAGATTCATATAGAGTATCTATTCGAATTAAAGGAAAAAAGTTAAAGGCCTTAGAAGTATAGTTAAAATATTCATCCTCTCTATATCCGTCACTATAAATAAAATCCTGTTCTAATACTCCTTCAGTAGTTTCTCCGTCTAATCTTTCTCTCCATATATATATTTCACCTGTGGACATATCATGAGCAGGCATCCCGGAATAGTAATAATAAAAACGAGAGTATTTCTCGTTTCCGGGATTTTTCATGTCCTCTAAGTCTTTGAACCAACCTTTAATATCTAAAGGTTTTTGACTTCCTACAAAGTAAAAATCTTCAGTGAATAATCTCATTTTAACTTGTTGTTACATATTTTACATTAACTGATACTTTCATCTTAGAAGCGGAGTCCCAAGATGCGCTACTAGTAAACTGTAAATACATACCTTGTATATGATTAGTAGTATCTATTTCATATATTGAAAGTTTCGTACTAATAGTAGTACTTAATCCTACAGTAGTGTACATAACCATTAGAGCAGTTCTATCATAAATATTAGTAGGAGCTATATTAATGCCAACACTTGTAGAGGTACTATTCTCTTTTAATTGTAAATCAAATACTAAGTCCCAACTGTTTAAATATTTTGTATTACTATCTGCATCTACAAAAGCTCTTTTGGATAATAACGAACTAATAACAGTTAATGATTCGTACACGCTAGTATCCGTTACTATTGTAACAGTTTTAAGTTCTAAAGTACTATCTATAAAATTTACGTAATCTTTAACAGCTTTTGTAGTAGGATAAGTAGTATCGTTAGCATTAGAATCAATTACTGTTGCTTTATTAGCACTATCTTCCGGAATATAAGTAATGTTTGTATTTACAGTATCCCAGTCGTCTAATGTAGAATCAGCTCCGTCTTTATTAGCAATAATAAAATCACCTACTTGGAAATCTTCTCCGTCTAATGTACCGGCAACACTAATAATAAATACATCACCTTTTTTAATACTTCCGTCTAATCCGGAACCTGCTGTGGGAAAATTACCTGTAGAAGCATCTACGGTACCCTGATAGTGTAACGAACTTAAAACACGATTATCTACATAATCTTTAACCGCTTTAGAAGTAGCATAAGTATGGTCATCTACAGTACTAAATAGACTTGTCAATCGTCTGTCTATTACTTCTACATTTCCTTTAGCTTCATCGGCATCTGTAAGATTAAGATTAGCAAAAGCTCTATCCCAATGAGTAAGATTAGCTCCGTTAGATAAAGTTCCTATATAATTAAGCTCTGCACTAACTGCTTTACTATTAGCGTCTAAAGTTCCTATTTTGTTATTACTAAGAATTACACCGTCTGATAATACACTCAAGCTACTAAAAATACTTCCTTTTATAAAAGCCGAACCTGATAAAGTTACGGTATTAAATTTCGAATCAGAGAATTCAGAATCCAAAGCTTCTATTTCAATTGTATTGTAGATTTCCGAACTATCAAAAGCTGAATAATTACTGTAAATTTTGGTGCCTGAGAAAAAGCTAGCTACTATATAAGAATTATTTACCGTTAGATTAGTGAAAGAAAAACTACTCGAAATCGTAGAACCAGCATAGTTTAAATCCGTACTAGTTACGTTACTGAAAAAGAATTTGTACTCTTTCTTTTCAGTAGTTGAAACTTGTACATCTGACCTTACAAAAGTAGCAATATCTAATGTACCGTTCACTACAACATTAGTATCTATGAATAACATCTCTTTAGATACAGTAACTCCTGTACCTATAGTAAAAGTTACTCCAGGAAGAGTAGAAATTGTATATGAATCAAAATCATCTGTGAATTCGTTCTCTGTTAGAGTATAATTTGTAGTGAAATAGAATTTTGAAAATCCTCTGTCTATCGCAGAGGCTATATCTTGTAAATGTTCATCTGTACCTATTCTAGCCCATGTACCTTCGTCAAAATATTCGGAATCTGTTATTCCTATATTCAATTCGACGAAGTTAAAGGTTTTACCTGAATAGTCGTACATATCATTGTTTATACAATCCGGATAAGTGTATCCTTCAGGAAGAACTCCTTCTATAGAACCTCCCGGTTCCCATTCTGTCCACGTATAGTATTTACCTGAGCTCATTACTAATACTAACATACCCTTATAATAAGTATAAGGTTTTTCTGTTTTTTCTCCTAAGTCTAATAACTCCGAATAATTAGTAACAGTAGTTTTATAATCCAAAGGATATTGAGCTTTTAAATACTGCGGAATATGTAATATGTTATACTTCATAATAAACAAGTTTTATAATGTAATCTCCCGAAGGATAATTTGTCTTACTTACAAATGTATAAAAACCGCCTAAATCAAGCAAATTAAAGTTGCTGATAATATTAGCGTTACTATCGTCTCTAATTTCATCAGGTAAACCCCAAACTTTAGGAATTACTATTACTAATTTACTCAAAGAATCTTCAATAGTAATAGTCTTACCGCGAATAAAATCATATTTGGAATAATTCAAAGTTGACTCATCTAAATTATTTACTAGTTGTGTACAATCAGAAGTTCCGGTACAGTCATCTTTCCATGATAACATAGTACCAAAGAAATTAGTTTCGAATACTTTTCTTTCAAATAAAGAATAATCATAGTTATGAGTTGTCAGACAATTTTTAATTCTTGTAATCTCATAATCTATATTTATTTCATCAGCATAATCACTTTTGTATAATTCCAGCATATACATATAGATATATACAGCTGTTGTGAAAATATATTTGGCATCTCCCTCTAATGTATAAATTCCTCTAATGTTTCCATAAGCAAACATTCTAGAGAAATTACTTCTTAATTTAGGTTCAAAGATTTTAAATACAGCATGTAAATATTCTAAGAAGCTTCCGTAATTGTATTCTGCCGTATAAAGAAATAAGTAATAGATTATATATAGAAATGAATTGAATTCGTTAGTACATTTAATAGCGTCTTGACAACCATCGCAGTTTGATAAAGGTTTAGAATTGCAATTAATACAATCGCAAATAATATCTTTTGAGACATCTGTAAAATGATACCTTGCTTCTTTAAACACATTAAAAGGATAATCAGTACCTAATGTCAAATCAGTTACTTCATAACATTCTGCGTCTATAGGTACTATTTGCAGATGAATAATATAGTTTCCGTCTACAGATACACAATCTGTAATACTAGTATTGGAATAAGCAAAACTTTGTATAACAGGATTAGTTCTATTAATGTCACTCTCTTCGTATACAATATAAATTAGTTTCTGGTCAACAGGTAATTGATTTACTGTTATCTTGAAACAAGAATCAATAGTAACTAACTTATAGTACTCTGTTTGATAAATCATAGCTTTTATGTTTAAAAGATGGGCTTAATAGCCCATCTTTAATTAATATAAGGGTTAGGCTGAAACTGTACCACAGTTAACTGTTGCTAAACCGTCAGCGTTACCCGTAAGCAATAAACCTAAATTTTCACGTATTGATTTAAATGTATCACCTTCGTCAGCAGGAACAGCGATATAAGTGAGAATATCGGTCTGTAATCTGTCAGAAGAATCTAATTTGTAATGTAACACAATAGTACTGTATTTAGTATTATAATCAGCTAAATAATCAGTTTTTAATAGTCCTGCATTAAGTTCACGAATAGGACCGGGATTACCAATATAACCACCTGCTATACGTTCATACTGCTGAACTACACTACCTGTTATTTCTTCATAAGCCATTTCTTGAACAACAGTAATAGTACCATTATTGATAAAGCCTGCTGAAGGGAATAAATCTACACTCATTTCAATTGGAGAACTGAAATTGTAGAATTCATCCATTTCCGATTCATCTTTGAACTGATGTACAGTAAATCTCATTTTAGGAGCTACTCCCGGATTACTAGTGCACCAAGCAGGTAAATCTGTAATGGCAGCATTATCTGAAGGATTCAATAGTGCTAATTCCATAAATGAACTCATGAATTCATCAGCATTAAATTGGTCCAAGAAAGACTGATACATCTTAGCTATATCAGGGTCAGTTGAACTAGTGTCTACTTGTTTTTCAGTCTCATAGTTAAGATATTTGTACTGTTCACCAGTAGGACTTATTGACCTGAAATAACTAGGATTAAAGAATCTTAGTTTCAAAATGTAAGTTGTACTATAATTAATAGTGCAACCTGAGAAGTCGATTATTTTATCCTGATAAGGAGTATAACATTTCTGCGTATAATCGACGAAGTTTTTAGGATAAATTTCGCGGAAACTTCTGCGCATAGTATCTGTGCTTCCGTCTCCGTCTTTATCTACACCTACGGCTATATAAAAACCATATCTGTCTGCATCTGCTTTTGTGGTAATAGCAGCATTAGTAATAGGATTGAAAAACCCTATCTGACCAGGGGCTAAATCCCATGGTGAACCGGTACCTGCTGTTTTATTACCTTTAGTTACAAGCATTGCGAAAACTGCTTCGTTTACCATTTTAAGTTAATTTTAATTTGTTTAATTTGATATTATAATCAGGAATCTGTAAATCCTGAGTGGCTAATAGTACTGCAATATCTATTATCTCTGAATGACTTGTATCAGGTAAAGTACAGTGTTGTACTCCTGTCAGAGTTTCATTTCTTAAATTAGTATAAGTGTTATTAGGCATTCCTTCCGCAAAATGAATATACGGTAATAAAGGAATATAGGTTAATAGAAGAGTATTTAGAGTTACATTACTCTCTTTGTAGCAACGTATTCCTATACTGTCAAAAACAGCATTTATCTCTCCCCAATCAAAAGAAGACCTGTCAAAAGGACTATCTTCAAATCTATCATCGTGTTGTCTAACAATTAATCTTCCTTTTTTATCTCCGCAAACACCGTTATTCATAATAACTTCTGCGGAAATATAATACTGATAATCGTCAGGTAATCTGAAATAAGTATAATTTTCAGTTCTTACATCTTCTATAGTTTCTAATCTTTGGTCAGCAATGACTACACTTCTTATTTCATCCGTATCACGTTGAGTTTTTTCAAATCCGGGAATAATGTTATATCTAGGTCTTACATTCATTTTTATGAATAAGTCTACTGCTTGATTCAATAAAAAATCAATCTCCGGAATAGTCAAATTTCTATATTGTTGACTGTCTATCTTATTCAACGCTATCTTAAAAGCGTAGTGCATTTCCTGAATAGTCATTACTTATTAAGTTTTTCGATGATAATTGTTTTGAAAGCTTGATTGTTAGCATCATTCAAGAATTTAACAGCTTCTTCTTCATCTAATCCTATTAATTCATCCATGTAATAAATCGCTACACCTCTTTTCTGAAGTATTCTCTCATTAAGAGCTGTTAAAATCAAAGCTTTAGTATTTAAATACTCTTTTGATTTATTAGAATAACTAATTAGAAGTTCAGGCTGTTCTTCTATAATCTTATCCATTTCAACATCTATTAGTTCATCAGAATGATTAGAAAGTACTTTACCAGAAATGATAGTGATAAGATTAATTTTCTCTTTTTTACTAAGTTTGAACGCTATCTTATAAGCTTTTTGTTTGAGTTCAACACGTTTAGCTTTTACAGCAACTTCTTCAGCTTCATTAAATATAACATGCGTAGCTTCCGGCCACAAACCTTGATTATATTCTTCAACTGAATTTGCTACAAATTTAGATTTTCTCATTACAAGATACTTAATCTCATCAAGAGGATTGTCTAAATTTAAAAACATTACATTGTTTTCCAATGTAATTTTAAATTCATCCCAAAAAGGATGCGGTTTCTTTAAATTAAAAATAGGACTAAGGTCTAATCCGGTTTTCTGTTCCAATTCAAGTTGTTTCTCAGGGTCATCTTCAAACCCTGTGGCATATCTGCCTGTATTAGGATTAACTAAAGCATGGATTACTACTGGTCTTGCAAAAGATTCAGCTCCATGTTTTTCATGCCATTTCTTTTTCTCTATCGGTTTAATTTTAATTCTCTCGCTCATGTTTAAAATTTTTAAGGTTAAAAAGTGACGAGGATATACCTCGCCACTAAGTTAGTGAAATTATTAATTTCTAGCAAGAATTAGCTCACCAGCCCTTGTAACGTCAGAAATATGAACTCCTATTTCGTCTTTTACATGCATTTGGTACCAGTCACCAGAGTGAGACATAAGTCCATTGTTAACTGGTCCGTAAGGACTAACAAGACCTGCTTCATAACCGAGAGAGAATCCATTTTTCTTTTTCTTAAGTACGATATTATCTTCTCCTTTATCATTAACGAAATCGAGGAAAGTAATACGCATACTTTCTACAGGCTTACCTGTTATCGGGTCAATCTCAAAGTTAATTTCAGTGTCGTCATACAACGGATTATGAACTAACTTAAGAGTTGTACCGTTAGGCATAGAATACTCAACAAACTGGTATCCCAATGCATAAGCATTAGTATGATAATCTGATTTAACCTGTTTAGCAGGATTAAAGTTACCTCCTGAACGGAACCAACTTGTAGTGTTTACAAGTTCCTGCATAGCTTTATGGAATAACAACATTCCATATTCTCCTGTATATCCGACTACTTTACGTCCATTACCAGGTTTAACTCTTGAATAGAAAATATCCATTAAGAATTCCTGGATAAGGTCAGCAGTTAAGTGAGTGTAGTAGTGAATATGAGAATCTTCAAGCTGTTCTTGAATACCAGGACCCATAATTACAGGGAAACCTGTTGAACCTGTAATAACATCAGTACTACGAGAATACCATGCTAAGCGTTCTAATTCGCGATACCACTGTTGCCAATATTCGGCTTCGGCATATTTAATCCACATATCATGCAATTTACCTTTGCTATCAGGTATTTTGACAGCTAATACTTCGTTAACTACGTGACCAGTTACTTTATACTGTTTACGAGCTAAACTCATACGGTTTTTAAGCATGATAGTAGAACTATACTGAGTAGAACCACTTTGTTCAGAACCTTCTTCATAAGTGGAGTAAAGTTTACCCCATTTCTGGCCAGGTTCAAGGTATCTAGTAGGTATAAAAAGATTCGGGTCATTGGTTACAATTTGCATAATGTATTCATAACCCTCACCTCTACGTACAGGATGTGACATGATTCTTGATTGGTACTTTTTATTAGTAGCACCCGGAGTCATAACATCGCCAGGCATGAAATCGTCAGTATCCAATACCACTCTATATTCGGTATTAAATCTACCTGGCTGAGTTGATGTTTCCGATTTACTTAAAACTACCGCTGGACGAGTAGTGGCACCTTTAAGGTCCCATTCCCAACTTCTGTCATTCTGCCAAGAAACCTTATTGTTTTTCAAAAGAAGCCCGGTAAAAGGATTCTGAGAATAACGAGTAGCAGTAAACAAAGTATCAATCTTCGAAAGCATTTTGTCAGGTTTGACAATGGCGTTATAACCCAAGTGATTATACTGAGTCATATTTGCATGCCATGTCATTTTTCTAGTTATAAGTTTACTTACGTTAGGCATTTTAATTAATTTTTTTTACGTTTAGAATAAGTCAGCCAAAACAGAACCGGCAGGAAGTTTAGGTTCCTCGTTTTTGTTTATAGCCTGTTTTGTTTTATTTACGACCTCAGTGTTTAACTTCTTCTCTAAAAAGGTAAGGTCAAGTCCTTCTCTGAGAAGTTTTGCAAGTACTATTAGTTGTTCAGGATTTTTAAAGACTTCCTGAAGGTCTTTAGTAAATTGAGGTATATATCCGTTATCTTTTTTTCCGGCAGGTTTTAAGATATATTCTTTTAGTTCTGCTTTTTCTTTTTCAGATAACTCGATAATACCAAATTTCTTATTGGAATCTATAGTTTCTTCAATGTTATTAGCAAACTGACGACGAGCTTCCTCTTCTTGTTTTTTACGAAGTTCAGCAGATTTAAGAAGTTCTTCTTCTTCTTTCTGCTTCATTTGAGTTAAAAGTTCATTGTACTTTTCAGCATAACCGTCTAATTTGCCTTTTTCTTTGAATACTTCTATAGTATCTTTTATATCTTCGGGGTCATCGATACCCTTTACTTTCTTCAGATAGAATTCAACTATCTGTTCGGCATTAGATTTATCCTCAGTTAAAGTAGGAATTGCGGTAACTTCTTTATAAGTATTAAAGAATGTATTAGCATCTCCTCCTTGTCTAAGGTATTCGATAAATCTTTTGCCTTCATCAGGAAGATTGTCAACAAATCCTTTAACTTCTTCCTGAAATCGAGTGTTTACAGTTTTTTCAAATAACGCTAAGAAGTCACTTTCGTCTTCTACAGTTTCGTCTTTTACTAACTCCTCCGGAATTACTCCTTTTTCAGTAAGACTTTTTACTAACTCATTATATTTAGAGTCTTTTTTTTCTGTCTCCGGAACACTATTAGGTGTTTCTCCAAAAGTAAATTTGACTTCTTTTTTTTCAGGTTCCTTTTTAGGTTCCTTTTCAGAATTTTCTTTAGATTCTTCTACGGGTTCTTCTGTAGATTCTTCTACAGGCTCTTTGTTATCTTCAGCTGGAACATCGAAAAAGGGTACATTTTCATCCCAACCAAATTCATCAACTACTGTTTTGTTTTCTTTCTCAGTCATAACAAAAATAGGTTTTTTATTTAAGATTTATAAGGTAAATATTTAAGAAACAGGGGTTTTCTCATAATAGCTAAATGTATTTACTTTTCATTATTGCCTTTTTTAAGTTTCTTTTTTTCTAATTCTAACTTTTCTTTTTGTAATTTAGTTTGAGATTCAAGTTTTTTCTCTTCTAATTTCATTTTCTTTTCGTTAAGTTCTCTTTGTTGAGCTAATTTAGCTAGTTCCAAAGCATCAGGAATACCATCATTATCTTTGTCTTGTAATCCTGCTTGTTTTAATAATTCTTTTTCAATTTCAGTCTTAGCTTTTAACTCGGCAATCTTCATGTCATTCTCATATTCTAATCTTAATTTAGTCAACTCAAATTCTCGTTCACTATTTATTTTCTCTTGTTCTCCTCTCATTTTCATATCTTCTAATTGAGATTCTCTTTCCTTAGCTTTCTGTTCCGCTACCTTAAGAATTTCTTCAGCTTCAGTAGGATTATCAGTTTTAAGTACCGATATAATATCTGAGAATTCTGCCGATTGATTTTGTAAAGCAGCATGTGCTAGCTGAACAATATTATTCTTAAGTTCATCCGGTTTAACATTATTAGAAATAAATATCCCAAATGTATTAAATGTTAGAAGCTCTTTATCTATTTTCAGAATATGTTGACTTAAATCATCCAAAGTATAAGTTAAATGTTTTTTATTACCTATCGAATAAGCTAATCTTGCTGTATTTAATAGATAATTTAATACATTTCTTTTTATTACATTATGAAAAGAGAAATAAGGCTCTAAAATATAAGAAGACTGTTGTATAGATTGTTGAGTATTACCTACAGCTTCATTAGCTCCTATTCTACCTACAATTTGAGGTGTTATACCTACACTATTACCGCATCTTTCTTCTAAGTAACTGGCTAATTGTACATATCTTTGAATATCAGAACTAGTAGAAAGGTCTAATACTTTAGCTGCTGTAGTTACGTCTTGTGTTCTGGTTCCTTCTTCTTTAGGACTTACAAATCCTACATGAGTTTTAGAAGCATAATACATCCACTTTTCCACATCTATATTTTGAGATTTAGGAATCATGTCAATATTCATTAATAATAACGACCCTTTATCAGAAGACATTAACATTTGTAATTTATTTATTACAATATCATACAAATATTGGTAACCTTTCATTCTTTCCATCAGAGATACGCTAGTAGAGTTATCATTATCGTAAATACCTCCTAAATAGGGCAATTTTACGTTGTTTAAATCATCAAGGTCTCTTATATAAGGTACACGTCTTAAATTGGCATATATATCCGTATTTCCTAATTTCCAGCCTTCATAAACTTCTACAATATTACCCTTTACAAGTTCAATATCTCCGTATTGAGGTTGTAACTTATAACTTTCGTCTACAATTTTTTCTTCTATGTTTCCGGTTTCAGCATCTATATAAGTTAGAAATCCTATTTTTCTTATCGATTTCCACACATAATGAGTTGCTGTAACATAATTACGCAAATCTACGGCTGTTGTAGTTTCATCGAAAGTAAAATAATCATCATCTATTACATTAATTTGTTCGCTTAACGAATTCAAATCTTCTTTTGATAATGAAGGAAATCTCCTTATAATATCTATTAAGGAGAAATTATATGTAGCTACAGCCCATTCTCCGTCTTCAGGGAATCCTGATTCTGTATTTCTATCATAATCAAAATATAAAGGATTAACAACATCTAATCGCGGTTCTCCTCTATCTATCCAAACATGATAAAATTCATTACCTGATAATATCGAATGTTTCCAGCCTTTGTTAAATTTAAGTCTTATTTCTTCTTTATACATTAAATACTCTAACATCTGAGAAGCTAGTACTTCAGCGGGGTCCTGATATTTACGTTCCATATAACGTTTTACTTCATCAGGAGTCATAGCTTGTACCTTCTGTTGTAATTGTTGTTCAAGTTCTTGTTCTTCCTGAGGAGTTAATTTTCTTCCTTTAGTTTGTTGTTCTTGTTTTAATCTTTCTTGTTTCTCAATCTCAGCCATTATCTGTTGTACTACAAATTCTTTCATCTTACCAAAACGATGTTGCTCTTTTCTTGTAGTAGCTTCCGGATTAACAGCAATAACTTTAGAATAAAAAGGTCTTCCCATTTCAAGACCTTCCATAACTTTAATCTTATCGGATACAATATTCCAATGAGAAAAGTTCTCCGGAAAAGAAAATTTATAATCTATTCCGGTACAGTATTTTAGGAAATCTTCTTCGTCTATTTTATCATTATATAAATTATAATTTATCTTCATATTATGATAAACATCGGTAGTAACTTTTTCAAATTCACTAAAAGATTCACTTCTAAGAGTTAAATAAGTACGTTTTTCAATGGCGTCTATAAAATCTTTAAACCATTGTTTATTGTTAGCATATTTTTCTCTTTCACTATATAAGTGTAAGTTTTTATCACCCATTTTATTTTAATTTTAAAACGTTTTGCCAATTATCTTTGATTGAATAAATTTTTTCTACAAGGTTAATCCATTCATCAACTGCTGACTTTTCTTTATTGTGTTCCTCAACAGTATCCTCTTCCATTTGTATCATAGCCATCATAAATGACATAACACGGTCAAAGTTACCATTTCTATTATACTTTAACAACTCTTGTAATAATCCTACGCTATAAATGAATTCATAATTATAATGAGCTACATCATTCTCATCATAATCTCTTACCTCTAAAAGCCAGTCTTTTATATACTTCTCCCCTGCATCTTTGATGTTTTTACTCATATGAACACCGTACTTTCTTGCTACCTTACTGTGTTTTACCGCTGATGTAATTACATCTTCAGGTTGTACAGCCAATCTATTAAGTTTCTTCTTCTTACTAAAATAATTTTTTACATGAGTAACTTCATTTTCATACATTACCATAGTATTATACAATTCTGCAAACATTAAAGCTATCTTATTAGCATCATCAGCTTCCAGAGGTCTACCTACATATTCTGCTGCTATCTGGTTTTTAGTACCTTGATTATTGTAATCTATAGTTTTAATCACATAAATAGAAGCTAATGAAGGACCGGAAGATTGGTCTTGTCTATAAGGGTCATATCCTATCTTATATACTCCAAAAGGAGTATTAGGTGTCGGATATTCATATATAATAGGTACACCATCCAAATTATCTGCTTTCTGGTTATAGAAATACAAAGGTGTTACATCCCTTAATTTAGTTATTGGTTTAGCAACTACTTTACCTTCGTTATACATTAAAGTTACAGGTTGACCTAACTTAACATGTAAATCTTCCGCGATAACCTTTTTTAATTGAGTTTCCAGTTCCGGAATATTAAAAATTCCTTTACTACCTACGCCAAAAGCATCTAATGGAGTTAAAGGATTTTCTATTGCATATAAAGCTAATCCCGAGGGATTAACCTTTAATTTTTCACGTTTTTTTACCTCAGATTCTATTGCCTCATCAATTAGACTATTACCTTGTTCATCATAATAACCTTGTTTATTCATAAATACAGGATGAAAATAACTACATAAAGTATCTTCCAAACCTTCATCCCATATATTTTCAAAAGGTAAAATATCATATATATCGGGAGAATAAAATAATTCCTGAAAAGGTTCCGTCATCTGTTCTTTATTAGAAGAAGTACCGTACATTAACATCATTCCTGTTCTTATATCCCCGTCTTTTACAGTATCTACAGTAGCAGCTCTTGCCTCTATAGCATTGGGGAAAGTACCCATCTCTTCTAATATAACCAAATCAGCATCTTTACCACGACCGGCATCAGGATTATCCTGATAAGTTACTCCTACTATACTACTTAACCAACCTTTAGGAACATTATTACCTGTTGAAGTATCATAATAACCCGATTTAATCAACATTTTAGTAGGCCTATCTACAATTCTATTTTTTCTGAATCCCGTATGACTATCGGCAAAAGATAAAGCAGCAAAAGCCTTTGAAAAAGTATCTTCCGAATATTTTTTATCAAAAGAACCTATTAAAACATTGGAAGCTCTGTAATTATGGTATAAATTAGCAGAAATAGCTCCCGATTTAAAAGAAAAACCTTTACGTCTACTCTTTAGTACAAGCATATCCCTACCGCCATCTAAAAACTCTTTTCGTATTTTAACATATAATTGTAAATCCAGATAGTCTTCGTAAGATATTCCGTTTCTTGCTATCTCTAAAGCCCAGAAGAAATTATAGTCTCCATCCCAGAAGTCAGGAAAACGAATAATTTTTCTCTTTTCATTCTTAGCAATAGCTCTTATCTTCTGGAAATTTAAATAAAAGTAGTGGTGCCCGGTTATACAGGCACCTCCTACACAATATCCTTCTATACAACGTCTACGTTGCTCTTTCCAATAATTTTCCCACGGTAACGTACCCCAAGGATGAGGAGTATAATATCCGTATTTATCAAAATGAATAGCTTCTTCGCGAAACACAGAACTGTTAATCCATATCCCGTCTTTATTTCTTACTGCATTATTCATATAACAATTTATATAGTTCTATTTCCGTTATGTAAGATACAAAAATTTTCCATTCTTTTAATCTGTGTTTTTTCCTCTGTTCTACCATTCTATGTAAAGTTTGTAAAGAAATATTTACAACTCTGGTTTGAATATAACCTTCAGGCAAATTAGCCTTTAGTATATTTAAAAACATTGAACGGTTTTTATACTCCTTAGATTTTGCTTTATAGCTTTCGTATTGCTCTGCAAAAACCTTACAAAATGCTTCTATAATTTTAGCATCAGTTGAACTATGAAAATACTTATACTCAGTTAAATCTACAGCTAATTGCCAAATCTTTTCTTCATAGGTTTTATCAGTATAACTATTCCATAATTTTTCTAGTATCTTGATTAAAGTATGCATTGTAGAAGAAGAAATTTTTTCTACACCTATTCTATAAGTGTCAAATTCTTGCCACCAATATCGCGGTGCCGATATAGTAAAACTTAAATTAATCATTCTAAGTACTTTAGAATGGTCATCTCCTCTGTATATTAACTTTCTTAATAGGTCTAATTGCTTATTAGTAATACTAGTATTTTCTACTTTTAGTACATCATAAACAGTACTTATAGTATCTACATTAAAAGGTAAATATAATCCGGTTAAAGCCGTTTTAACCCCCGATATTTCTATTAAATCAATTTTCATATTAGAACCTCTTTAAAAAGTTTATTGTTTTTGTTATGGACTTAATTTCTTTTCTATTTAAATTTCTGTTCTCCAATATTTCTGTTAATTCATATACTAAATCAGTAGCATGAACAGCAATATTATCTTCAAGTCCTTCACTCATTATATCCAATATCTTATATCGAATACCTCTTAATAAAATTTCTTCTATTGCTTCTTCAGATAATTTAACATCCGGAAACATAACCCTATCTTTATTATGATAATAGATACTAATTAAAGTTAATCTTGCTTCCTTTCTATATTTATAAAGGTCTTGAAAATCAATGTCGTCTATTCTTACATATTTCCTTAGAGCTTCGGAATCAAAAAATTCTTTCATAGTTTTTAGTTTTAGTGATTATTTTCGTAATTAACGTTCTTTAAAAATTCATACAGTTTAAAATTCCAT